AGAAAATACAATCTTCCACGCCTCCTGCAAGCGTGAATGAAGATTTTACTGTTTTTAAGCAGGATAGTAATTCTAATACTAGGAGAAAAGAAGCCGTGAGAGCCAGAAAGAACGAGTGGAAAGACACGGGCGAGTTTAAGGATGTAGAAACTCCACAGTTTGAGAGAACACCCCGTCGCCGTCAACCACATAAAAGAGTAGAAGTAGAGTGCCACGTTTGTGGAAAATCATTCAAGGAAGATCCCAAGTTTGTTCATGGAGATTACTACCGTTGCAATCGATGCACCGGCAAATAATATGGAAGTTAAACTAACTGATATTGGATCAGAAAGAGCCGTTTTAGCTGGACTATTGCAGCACGGTATAGATGGATATGTAGCTATATCTGACGTAGTGAGTCAAGATACTTTCGGACATTTGAATAATCAAATATTGTTTAAGTGCATTGAAAAGGTTATTCTCAACGATCAGAAAGTAGATATACCATCAATACTGTCGGCAGCAGATCAGTTGAATCTTTCTGAAAGCATAAACACAGATCAAGAGTTGAAGTATATTAAGTCTTTAATGGACTTCCCAATCAACAAAGATAATGTGTTTAGCTTTGCAATACAGATGAAGAAGTTTGAATTTGCACGTAAGATAAAAGGTCTTACTGCAAAAATTCATAAAGATGTAGATAGTGTTACTGGTGCTGAGTCTATAAATGAGATTATACAAATACTGGAGAATCCAGTTACTGATTTCTTAAGGGAAGATGATAGCGGCGATCTTCCAGAAAAGATTGGCAAGGATGCCAAAGATTATATACAGTTTCTAGAAGAAAATAAATGTGACATTATAGGCATTCCAACCGGCTTCAACAAGTATGATGAAGCAATTGGCGGTGGATTGCGAAGGAAGTGTGTTGATTTAATATCAGCACGACCCAAAGTTGGGAAAAGCGTGTTCGCTGATAATGTAGCATTAAATGTATCTTCTGGTGGAGTTCCAGTATTGATGTTAGATACTGAAATGAGTAAGGAAGATCATTTAAATAGACTATTGGCAAACATAAGTGGAGTTCCAATCAATGAAGTAGCCACTGGTAAGTTTACAGAAGATGAAGAAAAACGACGCAAGGTAATGGAAGCAATTGAAAAGATTGAGTCTATACCTTATAGTTATGTTAGCGTTGCTGGAAAACCATTTGAACAAATACTTAACCTAATTAAACGTTGGGTTATGCAAGAAGTCAAGATGGGTGATAATGGCAAGACAAATAACTGTCTTATTATATATGATTATCTTAAGTTAATGTCATCCACTTCTATTACTAATAATATACAAGAGTACCAAGCACTTGGTTTTCAGATTACATCGCTACATAATCTTTGCGTCAAGCTTGACATACCATGCTTGTCCTTTGTACAATTGAACCGTGACGGCATAACAAAAGAAAGCACAGACGCTGTTTCTGGATCGGACAGATTGATTTGGCTATGTACATCATTCAGTATATTCAAAATCAAATCTCCAGAAGAACTAGCAGAAGATGGGCCAAATGCTGGCAATAGGAAGCTTGTGCCAATTGTTTCAAGGCATGGTGGAGGTTTGGACGATGGTGATTATATCAACATGGTAATGCAGGGATCTCACGCCAAGTTAAGAGAACTTAAAACACGTAATGAATTTAAGAATCAACCAGTTGGAGATACTGGTATGGTAGATCAGAATACATTAGATAAGCTAAAAATTAATGGACTTGCAGAAGATCAAGAATAGTCTTAACGAGCAATCAGAAGAAGTATTCTCAAAACTAGGTATGAAATACGAAGTTTTGGGAGATAACATCTATTGTAATTGTCCTGTCCACGAAGGCAGCGATAACCCAAGAGCATTCTCATTCTCTAAAGATAAAGGCATATGGAAATGCTGGACTAGAGATTGTCAGCAACAATACAGGAATGATATATTTGGAGTTATAAGAGGATCACTTTCAAAGGAGATTGGAGTAGAGGCTGAATTTTCTGATGCTCTAAAATGGGCGTGTGATTTTCTAGGTATCAAAAAAGATAGAAGCTCATCTCAAAAAACTATTGTTAAAGAACCAATAAAAGAAGATGACTTTAATAAACTAGTAAACACAATAAACTCTAAAGTTAAACTAGATGATAATTATCCAGCAATTGAAATAGAAGAATGCGTAAAAACACCGTCACAATATTTTATATCTAGGGGATTCAAACCAGAAACTTTAGTTCATTTTGATGTTGGAGATTGTTATGATCGTGGATCAAAATTATACGAAAGATCAGTAGTCCCCATTCATAATGATACGGGCGATAAAGTAATAGCTTGTATAGCAAGGTCTATAAAAGAATATAGAAGCCCAAAGTTTCTTCTAGACCCAAAGGGGTTTGATAAGAGATATTTCTTTTATAACTATCACCGAGCTATAGAAAGTGTTAAACAAACATCATCATTATTTCTAGTAGAAGGACAGGGCGATGTTTGGAGACTATATGAAGCTGGTATTACTCAGTCAATGAGTCTTTTTGGTAGGAATCTTAGCAAAGAACAAGAATTAAAACTGTCTAAAATGCCCCTCACTCATATAATAGTCTTACTAGACAATGATCAAGCGGGTCGAGAGGCAAAAGTTCAACTCCAAAGACAATTGGGTAGAATGTATAAGTTATCTTTCCCCAAAATACCAACCAAAGACGTTGGCGAGATGAGAGTCGAACAAATACAGAATATTATCATACCACAGGTTAGGGGAACAATAAATGGTTAAAATTATTGGGATTTCTGGTAGAAAACAGTCTGGTAAAAACACAGTAGCGAATTATATTAATGGCCAAGTGCTGAAAGAAAGGTCTATGATTAATGATTTTGCTATCAGCGACGATGGCAACCTACTAATAAATACTCAGGATATAACTGGAACAAGTGGATATGGAATATTTGATGTTACTAGAAAAGACTCAATTTTTATTGAGTATGCAGAAAAAGAATTGTGGCCTTATGTCAAGGTGTACCATTTCGCAGATTACTTGAAAGACATGTCAGTTAATTTATTTGGACTCAATTCTAAGAATGTATATGGCACTGACGATCAAAAGAATGAACATACCCCATTTCTATGGGAAGAAATGCCAACCCCAACAAATAAAACTGGAAATATGACTCATAGAGAGTTTTTAGAATACTTTGGAACTAAAATAATAAGACGGGTTAAGTCAGATGCTTGGGTACACGCAACAATAAACAAAATACTAAATGAAGATTCTCAGTTGGCTATTGTTCCAGATGTTAGATTCCCAAACGAAGTCAAGGCTATCAAGGACAATGGCGGAATAGTTATAAGATTAACTAGGAACATGTTCAATAGTGATTCTGAATCAGAATCATCATTAGATAGCGACAGATTTGATTGGCACAATTTTGATACAGTAATTGATAATCATAATATGACACTAGAAGTTCTATGTGACGAACTCAAGAATAATACCTTTTGGAGAAATTAGTATTTTATGTGTATACATATTATGTACTAAAGTCCTTCACTAAGGAGCATAATATGAAACCAAAAGATCTTTTAACCAAAGAATTTCTTGAAGAGCATTATATTAAACAAAGAAAGAGCATTAACCAAATAGCTAAAGAATTCAATATCAATTCTCATAATTCAATAAGTCAATATATAAAAAAATATGGCCTGTATAGATCTAACTTAAAAGATAGTTCTAAAATATTGACCAAAGAATTCCTTGAAGAGTATTATATCAAACAAAATTTAAGTCTAAAAGACGTAGCTATACTTGCAGGATTTCAAAGAAAAGCTATAGTAAAAAAGGCTCTAGAAAAACATGGAATTACAGAGAGAGAACACACTAAAAGTTCAAAATTCCAAATAGCAATAGAAAATAATAGAAAACATCACACTATACCAGCAAGGTATTTTTATTCATTAAAGCATGGAGCGAAAAAAAGAAAGATTAATTTTCAAATTACTGTTGATGATCTATGGCAACAATTTAAAATGCAAAATAGAAAATGTTCTTTGTCTGGATTAGAATTACAATTCCCAAAGTTTGGAGAAAAACCAACAGTACAAACCGCATCATTAGACAGAATAAACAGTGATCTAGGGTATACGACAGACAATATCCAGTGGTTACACAAAGATATAAATAAAATGAAGTGGGAATTAAGTCAAGAGAGATTTATAGAGCTATGCAAATTAATAACAAAGGAACAATAAATGTTATGTACTTATATTAGAAGTTCTTCATATAACCAATATGAATATTGTCAAATGAGTTATTTTATTACTTATAACTTAGGATTTAATCAACCGTCTGGTAAACGTGCAGATATGGGTACTATTGTCCACAAGGTTATGGAAATATTAGCTAAAACCAAAGAAAAAATTCAACAAAATCTAAAGATCAAAAAAATACAATTTCAAGATGATGCTTTAGGGTCTATTATCATTGATAAAAATGAATTTTTGACAGATAAGATAATAGATAAACTTTTAAATCTTAGTTTTGATTATTATTCTAATAGATCTTCTCATAATAAATTTACCAAAAAAGATAGAGAAGATTGTTTAAAAATGTGTTTTGACGCTGTTAGATATAACAATGGTCAGTTTGATCCAAGACTAAGGAAAATAGTGGCGGCAGAGCCTCACTTTGATATACCAATCGATGAAGATTGGGCTTTCTATGAGTATGAAGTAAATGGTCAAAAGATAAAAGGGCAGCTTGCTATTAAGGGTACTATTGACTTAGTAACAGAAACAGAAGAAGGTATTATTGAAGTAATAGATTGGAAGACAGGTCGTAGGCTAGATTGGGCAACCGGCGAGGAAAAGACATATGGTAAGCTATGTTCAGATCCTCAGTTATTGCTATATAATTATGCAATTTCTAAGCTCTTCCCCCAGTACAAGCAGTCAATAATGAGTATCTTTTTTATTAAGGATGGTGGTCCATTTTCGATGTGTTTTGATAAAGCTGATGAAAAAAGGTTCTTGGAGATGCTAAAGGAAAGGTTTCTAGACATCAAAAAGAATGAAAAACCACAGCCAATTTCGCCCAATAGAGAGAACTGGAAATGCACTAAATTGTGCCATTATTGCAAAAACAAGTGGCCCGAAACCGACCAGAACATGTGTATATATATAGAGAATAGCATAAAAACTAATGGTATGGAACAAACCATAAAGGATTGTACAAGGTCAGGATTTGATATTGGATTCTATTCTGCTCCCGGTTGAGAAAAGGAAATATGAGTAAATTACTTACAATAGGAATGGCTACATATGACGATTTTGATGGAGTGTATTTTACCACTCAATCGTTAGTAATGTACCAAGAGATACTAAAAAATATTGACTATGAGATAATAATTATAGACAATAATCCAACAGGAAAGCACGGGCAGGCTGTTAAAGACGTATCTGGGTGGCTTAGAAATCACGTAAAATATATACCATATGAAGAAAAGGCTAGTACAGCAGTAAGAAATGAAATATTTTCTAACTCGTCTGGTAAATATGCAATATCTATTGACTGCCACGTTTTAATCAAGCCCGGTGCAATAGAATCGCTATTAAAATACTATGAAAGTAATCCAGACTGCAAAGATATAATACAAGGACCAATGATATATGACGATCAAGTTAGTTATTCAACTCAATTTGATCCCGCTTGGCGTGGAGATATGTTTGGAACATGGGGGACAAATACAGAAGCTTACGAAAAGGGAGAACCTTTTGATATACCAATGATGGGGCTTGGACTTTTTTCATGCGAGACAAAAAACTGGCTAGGCTTTAATAAGCACTTCAAAGGATTTGGTGGAGAAGAAGGATATATACACGAAAAATTTAGAAGAAATGGTGGACGGGCAATATGCTTACCACAACTAGGATGGTTACATAGATTTGGTAGACCAGAAGGTGTTAAATATAGACTAGTCTTAGAGGACAGGGTTTGGAATTATTTCGTTGGATGGCTAGAAATAACTAAAGATCCAAATGACATAATGGTGTTGGGTGCTTACAACTATTTTAGAAATAGAATACCCAGAGAAAGCTTAGATAACATTTTTAACGACGCTAAAAAACTAATACTTGGAGACAATTATGCCACTTCCTAAAAGAAATAAAGATGAAGACAAAGATAAGTTCGTAGCACGATGCATGGGTAGCGAAGTTATGAAAAAAGAATATCCAGATAATTCTCAAAGAGTGGCAATTTGTATTGGTCAAGCTACCGCAGATTGTGGGTGCGTAGAAGCGGCTGATTTTAAATTGCAAATGGAAAATTATGGATACGAAGAAGAAATCACAGAAGAAAATTTTTATATCCCAACTCAAGCAGAGTATGAAGACTTTGGCGAAGAAGTAGAAGAGTATGATATTGCAGCAGAAAAACCCGGCTTATGGGAAAATATACGTAAGAAAAAAGAACGTGAAGGTAAAAACTACAAGCCAGCAAAAAGGGGCGACAAAGATCGTCCAGATCCAGAAGCTTGGAAAAAAGCTCAATCTGATGGTGGTGATGAAATGGCTCTTGAGCAAATACAAAAAATGCACGATCAGCTTATGGAAATAGTCACAAAATTAAAAGTTATGCAGTTGTCAGTAGAATTCCAAGATTGGACTAAGGATATGATTTCCAAAGCAGAAATCTATATACAAAATGTATATGATTTCGTTAAATACTATGAACCGGGGAAATACGAAGATGAATATACCGGCGACGATGAAGAAGAAACAGAAGGTTCATATGAATATCAAGATACAAAAACTGGAGAAGTTTATACATACAGACGCAAAGGCTATTACGAAAAAGATGGCAGAGTCTTAATGTATATGGGTGAAGGCAGCGAGTACCAAGGAAGAAAAGTTACTCTTAATAAACCATTTAGAACTTCTAATGGTCCTAAAAAGTTTGCAGTATACGTCAAAAATGAGAGTGGAAATGTTGTTATTGTTAGATTTGGCGATCCAAATATGACAATTAAGAAAAACATTCCAGAAAGACGTAAGAGTTTCAGAGCTAGACACAATTGTGATAATCCGGGTCCAAAGTGGAAAAGTCGATATTGGGCGTGTAAGAGTTGGTAATTAAATTTTGAATGGGGGTCATATTGACTTATGGCCCCCAAGGCGGTATAATAAGTTGTTGATCTCTTGATTTTGAATAAGGAAATATATGAACTGGTTCCCGTTGAAGAATTATACCCATTACAGTTTGCTCAAAGGTTATTCAAAGCCAGAAGAATTGGCTAAAAAATGTAAGTATAATGGATATCCAGCATGTGGTATTTGTGATTATAAAACATTATCTGGTGCAGTTGCTTTTTATAAAGCCTGCAAAAAACAGGGTATAAAGCCCATCATTGGATGCTCATTTGATTTTGCTACACTTTTTGCTAAGAATAAAGATGGGTGGTACGAGTTAATTGAGATGGTTTCATCACTAGATGAAAATGGTAAATTACCAGAGCAATATGACAACACAAATATCAGTAAAAATTTGATTAGTGTCTATAATGCTCCTACTGAATCAATGCCTATTAGTTATTATACAAATAGGGAAGATGCCAAACTTCACAGAATATTATTATGTTCTGATATGAAGACTACGCTACCAAAAATAAAGAAATGCATTAGGCCAGACAACAGCGGTGGTATAAATGTAGACTCAAAATATCCCCAAGAGCATATGGATAAATTGGTATATTTTATGCAAGACTCTTTCTACGTTAAAGACAAAGACGAATCTAAGGGCTTAGACTCATCTAAACTAAAAGAGATTTATGACCAGTGTGAAGACTACGATATTCTCAGCAAGCCAATGTTGCCTAAATTTGAATGTCCAAAAGGGGCATCAGAAGAAGATTATCTCAAGGAACTATGTCGTATTGGCTGGAAGAAAATATTAATAGATCAAAACAAGGTATCAAACGAAGAAGATAAGCAGAAGTATTTGAGTAGATTCAAGGAAGAGTTTGATGTTATTAAAGATGCTAATCTATTCGGATATTTTCTTATTGTTCGTGATATTATAAAGCACGTTAATGATATGGGTTGGCTATCTGGTCCCGGTAGAGGATCTGCCGCAGGATGTTTAATCTCATATTTAATTGGCATAACGAAGATTGACCCAATAGAGTTTGACCTTCTATTTGCACGATTTTATAACGCTGGAAGAAACAGTGCTGATCATATATCTCTACCAGATATTGATATAGACGTTCCCGGTACTAAGCGTGATGAAATTATTGCATATCTAAAAGATAAGTATGGGAATAGTCGAGTTAGCCAAATGTTAACGTTTGGAAGACTTCAAGGAAAGAGTGCTATTAAGGAAGTTTTACGTGTTAATGAGGCTTGCTCATTCTCTGAAATGAATGCTATAAGTAACTGTATACCAGACGAAGCAAGAATCTCAGATCAATTAGCAGAAATGGATGATGAAGATCGATCTATTATTAAGTGGGCTTTGATTAATAACTCTGAGGATCTAAGAGATTTCTGTAGAATATCAGAAGATGGAAAACTTGAGGGAGAGTATGCTGAATATTTTGAACAAGCTATTCAGATAGAGGGAACATTTAAAACTCAAGGCAAACACGCTGCCGGTGTGGTAATTTCAGCAGAGCCACTTCAAAAGGTATGCCCAATGGTAAAACAAAAAGGCTCGTCAGAAAAGGTGGCTGGACTTGAAATGGCAGACTTAGAGGCACTGGGCCACGTAAAGTTTGACGTTCTAGGAATCAATTTGCTAGATAAAATTATGAAGATTGAAGAACTAACAGGAGTATCTAATGGCTAATAGAGACTATATTATATTTGATTTTGAAACAGGATCACGCAATCCACATCGTACTCAACCAACACAAATCGCCGCTATTGCCTTAGATGGAAGAACATTGCAGATGAAGGGGCAATTCAACAGTGAAATTAAGCCTATTTTTGATGATGAAAAAGCTATAGCGGCTGGATTTGACCCCATACAAGATGAAGCTCTAAAGATAACAAAGAAGACAAGGGAGCAATTAGAATTAGCACCATCCTTAAAGTCCGTATGGAATAAATTTACAAAATTTGTTGATCAATACAACTGGAAGGGTGAACCATTTTTTAATCCTATCCCTGTTGGTTTTAATATAATTGGCTTCGATATGCACATAATAAACAGACTATGTAGAGATTTTGGACCTTGGGACAAAGAGAGAGAGCAGCAAAAACTATTCAGTAGAGTCTATAAGATAGATATCATGGATAGTGTATTTGCTTGGACTGAAAGCGATCCCAGTGTTAGATCTATAAGCATGGATTCTTTGCGTGAGAGAATGGGCTTAAGTTTTGACAATGCTCACGATGCTCTACAGGACGTTAAAGATGAAGCAAATATATTTATTAAGCTTATGAAAACTCATCGTGCGGTATACCAAAACATGAACTTTGATAAGGCTTTTGCTGACGGAAATTTGTATGTTAAATAATTTAGACTATAATGATAAAACAACTTGGCAACTGTTCGCAGAAGGCAAGACTAAGGGAATCTTTCAATTAGAAAGTAACCTTGGAAAATCATGGTCTAAAAAAGTTGCACCAAATAATATTGAAGAACTATCAGCACTAATTGCTATCATTAGGCCGGGAACTTTGAAAGCAATTGTTGATGGGAAAAGCATGACCCAGCATTATGTAGACCGTAAGCACGGTAGAGAAGAAGTAACATATCTTCATCCAGCACTTGAAGAGATTCTAAAGCCAACATATGGAGTTCTTGTATATCAAGAGCAGTCTATGCGTATAGCAGAGAAAATCGCTGGTTTCAATTTACAAGAGGCAGACGTTCTTCGTAAGGCCATTGGAAAGAAAAAGGCTGACCTCATGAATGAAGTCAAAAAATCATTCATAGCGGGGGCAGAGCGTGTTGGAATTGTAAGTAAGGAGAACGCAGAAGAAATTTTCGGATGGATTGAGAAATCATCAAGATACGCATTTAATAAATCCCACAGTGTTTCATATGCTGTATGTTCTTATTGGAGTGCATACTTTAAGGCTCATAACACCAAGGAATTCTTTTTGTCTTACCTGTTCTACGCGAATGAAAAGCAAGACCCTCATCAAGAAGTTTATGAATTGATATCTGAGGCAAAACTATTTGATATTGAGACAAGAACTCCAAGCTTAACCAACTTTGAAAGAAAGTTCAATATTAAGCGTGGTAAGATATACTTTGGTATTAAGGATGTAAAGTCACTAACGGGTGCGACCGGAGATAAGTTAATAGAAACTATAAATGAAGCTGAAAAGACTTTGAGTAAACCAGTAAAGGAATTTACTTGGCTTGAAATCTTGCTTTTTATAGGATCAAATATTAGCTCTACTGCATTCAAGGCTTTAGCCTCAATAGGATTCTTTAGAAATTTCAAGAGCAGTGTTACTAGAAACAAAGCTCTCTATGATTATGAAATTTATAGAACTCTCACCAAAGCAGAACAGACTTGGATATTAAATCATTATAGTGATAAAAAGTGGAGTTCCTTTGTGGATTGCTTGAGAGATTTAGCACCGACTAAAAAAGATGGTGGTGGAACTAGCAAAGCTGACAGGAAGCAGGCTATAGAAAATGAAATACAACTATTAGTAAGTCCACCGTATGATCTAGAAGACGATCCAACTTGGATTATAGATCAAGAGGTCAAATTTCTAGGATGTCCAGTTACAATGACGAAGGTTGAGACTTCTGACACTTCTGCTGCTAACACAACTTGCAAAGAAATAATCAATGGCAAGAAGGGTAAGGATATGTGCGTAGTTGCCAACATTCAAAGACTATCAGATTATACCATCAATAAAGGCGAATCTAAGGGTCAGGTCATGTCATTTTTGACTATAGAGGATGATACGTGCATATTAGACAGTGTTATAGTATTTCCAAAGACCCGTGAAAAGTATAAATATATTCTATATGAAGGAAACAACTTAATTTTCTGTGGGTCAGTAAGTGATAAAGATACATCATTTATAGTAGATAAGATTCATGAAATTTAACGGTTGTTTTTTTGATCAGTCGTTGCTAATATATTAAGATAGGAGATTTGAATGAATATATGTTCTTTTACGGGATATTTAGTAGAAAATCCCAACGTTTCTGTTGTGAATGATGTAGTTTTAGCAGAATTTACTATGGTAGTCTATACTTACCGCAAAACTAAAAGCGGGGAAAAAAATAGAATTCCAACTTATATAAATTGTGAAGCTTGGCATACTGGTGCAGAAACCATAGAAAAATATGCAACAAAAGGAACCAAATTAGTGGTTAGTGCTTCTGCCAAACATCCAGATAAGGATAGTTCTGAAATAATATTTAGGGTAAATGAATTTGATTTTTGCCATGGCGACATTGAGGACTGAATGATACCAAATAATATCATACTAACATATAGAAATGATAATATTCCTAACTATGTATTCAATAACATCAAAAGATTGAATTCAGATAAAAATTTACTCTTTTTTACAGATAATGATATTGTTTCATTCTTATCAAAAGAATACGATTCATCGTATGTAGACTTTTTTAATAGCCTAAATCTTGGATGCACAAGAGGTGATTTTTTTAGATATTGTTATCTACTAAAGTATGGTGGTTATTATTGCGATATAGACATTGAACATATTGCCCCAATATCAAGTTATATTTCTGATAACATAGAATTTTTCAGCATTAATTCTGGTGCTTGCCAGAATACTACATTTCAAGCTCTTTTATATTGTGAATCAGATCACCCAATCATTAAAAATTGCATATTAGACATAATGAATCCGACCTCATCAAATGACGCCTTCTATTTTACTACTAGAGATATGTATAAAAATATTAAAAACTTCCTTTCAGTAGATGAGGTTATATCAAATGACTATATTGATAATGATAAAATTATAGGTATAGGACAAGAAACTCCAATGAATAATAGGTGGTGCTGCGTATATAAAAACCGGCTCATAGCCTTCTCAAGATATGAAACTTACAGAAAAAATTCACCCGGAACAGATAAAGAAATAGGATTTTTTATATGAGAAAACCCAGAATATTATTTTGCAGTGAAGCAACATTTTTAAATACTGGTTATGCTACTTACACAAGAGAAATACTCAATTATTTATACAGCACTGGCAAGTATGATATTGCGGAAATGGCTTCATATGGCGAAAGAAGCGACCCAAGAGCATCAAATATACCTTGGAAATTTTATGGAGTTGTTCCAGACAATTCCTGCTCACAAGAAGAAAAAGATCAATACGCACAAAATCCAATGGCTCAGTTTGGAGAAACAATGTTTGAGCATGTATGTTTAGACTTTTTACCAGACGTTGTATGCGATATACGAGATTTTTGGATGCTTGATTTTGCTGAACGGTCGCCCTTTAGAAGAAATTTTAAATGGTGCATTATGCCCACAGTAGATGCTAGACCGCAGGCTAGGCAGTGGGTATCAACATATGAATCCGCTGATGCCTGTTTAACATATTCTGAGTGGGCTGGCGAGGTATTGAAACAACAGTCTGGCGGTAAGATAAACTATATTGGCATTTCTCCTCCGTCTGCACACAGTGCTTATCAACCAATAGAAGATAAGGCTGGACTTAGAGCATCAATGGGAATTAATCCAGATGCTAAAATTATTGGAACAGTGATGAGAAACCAGCGAAGAAAATTATATCCAGATTTATTTCAAGCATTTAGACTTTTATTAGACAGCGTAGAAGATAGCAGTAATTATTATTTATATTGTCATACAAGTTACCCCGACTTAGGTTGGGACATTCCAGAGTTATTACAGCAATACCAGCTATCATCTAAAGTATATTTTACATATATATGTGGACAAACTGGAAAACCTTTCCCATCTTTATTTAAGGGTGCTATTACACAATCTCCATATACTGGTCAATTTGGTTCATCTTTGTCTAACGTAAAGCACGGCGTAGAATATGAAGAACTTTCTAAGATCATAAACTTGTTTGATCTATATGTTCAGTATGCTAATTGTGAGGGTTTTGGATTACCACAAGTAGAAGCCGCCGCATGTGGAGTACCAGTAATGGCCACAGATTATTCTGCTATGGAAAGTGTAGTCAGAAATCTTGGTGGAACTCCACTTACTCCAAAAGCTTTATACAAAGAACTTGAAACTGGATGTTTTAGAGCGGTTCCAGACAATATATTAGCCGCTCAAAAGTTTAAAGAGTTTTTCGAACAGCCTGTCAGTATAAGAAGAAGACTAGGTTTTGATACCAGACAAGCGTTTCTAAAGCATTATCAGTGGGATAAGAGCGGAAGTGCTTGGGAAAGTTTCTTTGATAGTATAGAAATATCAGAAGATTTTGATAATTGGAAAAATCAACCAAGGATATCTACCCCAAAACCAAAGCCAGAAAAATTACCTAATAACATACCGCATAAAGATATTGCTAGATGGCTCATTGCGGAAGTGCTAGGAGAACCAGAAAGATTAAATTCATACTTTGAATCAAGGATGATAAGAGATTTGACATATCAAAGTTCTACATCCACAACTGGTGGAATGTATTTTAATGAAAATTCATCTATGTTTGATGGAAAAAATAGCAGAAATGCATTTGATTTTAATACCGCTTATGATCAAATGGCTTATTTATGCCAAAGAAGAAATTTTTGGGAAAACAAAAGAATCGAAATGCTGAAAGCTAGAGGGATGACATGAAATTATTATATATAGGACATTATAAAGAAAGTAGCGGCTGGTCAAAAGCAGCTATAGATTTAATACATGCTATAGATTCAGCTGGTATAGATGTAGTTTGTAGGAATGTAAAACTAACACCAAAACCATTTAGTATACCAGATAAGATAACAGAGCTAGAAAAAAAGTCTTTAGACAATATTGATTTTTGCATCCAGCACCTATTACCACACCATATAGTTGGAACTTCTAAGTTCAAAAAGAATATTGCCTACTATGTTGGTGAGTCTAATACTTTAAAATACAATCCTTGGAAAACAAGCCTGAGTCTTGTTGATGAAATATGGGTTCCAAATAATACTCAATTGCATAATATGAAAAAAGATGGCTTTAGTAATGTAAAATACGTTCCACACGCATTTGATATTAGTAGATACAAAAAAGACATAAAGACGAGAGTTAATTTTGGAGCTAAAAATAGCAGCTTCAAATTTTATTATATTGCAGATATAAATGAAAGAAAAAATATAGAATCAGTTATCAAATCTTTTCATAGCGAATTTCATGCATATGAGCCGGTTTCGTTGGTTCTTAAGATTAAGAAATTTGGAGTAAATTCAACAGATTTAAAAAATCATGTAAAAAGTATGTGTGATTCAATTAAAAAGACTCTAAGAATCTATCCTAAGATTGAAGATTATCATGAAGAAATCATAATATCAGACGAAATGACTTCAGAAGAGATAGATATATTACATAAATCTTGTGATTGTATGGTCAACACAACTCACGGTGAAGGGTGGTCTATTCCTTCATTTGATGCTATGTGCTTTGGCAATACTCCAATATGTAGCAATGAGGGTGGACCAAAAGAATATATCTTAGATAGAAATCATGGAACACTAATAAATGGGGTACAGTCTGTTTGTGAACATTCTGATTCTGCTTTTCCCAATATTTTTACCGGTAGGGAATTGTGGTTTACTCCAGATGAGCAAGAGATAAAATCTGCCATGAGATTCTATTATGACAATAGGGGTAATATAGATAAAACAAAAGGGCTAGAGTGTGCAGAAAAGTTTTCTTATGAAAATGTGGGAAATATTATAAAGGAAATACTAAATGCTGAATAATACAACAAATAGAATTATTAGTCTAGCAAATAGTCCAAAAAAGGATAAGTATAATATTCTTACTTTTCCTACTCACGAAAGGTATGAGACAGGGCTATGTAAAACAAATCATGAGTTTTATGCGTTGAATATTTCAAACATGAAAAAGTGGAATTCAAATCAAACAGATATTCCAGCAAATTATCATATTCTACCAGAAAATCAATTGTGTGATTATTTAAATTTTGATATGATTCTTGTTCAGAGCAAATTTGGACAGTTTCAAATGGCTCAAAATATAAATAGGCAGCTTGGATTGCCAATCATATGTTTAGAACACACCTTACCAACCCCTAATTCAATGGCACAAAAGCAAATTGAAGAAATGCGGAGTATGAATGGCGACATAAATGTTTTTATATCGGATTTTTCTAGATCTGCTTGGGAGTTAGATGGAAAAGTTATTCATCATGGATTAGATACCAGCACCTTTAGTGTCAAAGACATTGAAAAAAATAATACAATTTTAACAGTTGCTAATGACTTTGTTAAAAGAGATTATTGTTTGAATTTCTCCGGGTGGAAAAGAATAACAAGTGGACTAAATACAAAACTAATAGGAGATACAGAAGGGCTTTCAGAAGCTGCTAAAAGTATAAATGATTTGGTCGATTCATATAATCAGTGCGCTGTATATTTTAATAGTTCAACTCTTAGTCCAATACCCATGTCTTTGCTAGAGGCTATGTCCTGTGGGTGTGCTGTTGTTTCCACGGCAACGTGCATGATACCAAAGATAATCAAGAATGGAGAAAATGGCTTTATCTCAAATAACGAGGGTGAGTTAAGGTCATATCTAGAATTACTATTAAATGATAAAAGCCTAAGAGAAAAAATCGGTGCTAATGCTAGAAAAACTATAGAAGATAATTTTTCAGAAACACAGTTTGTAAATAATTGGAATAAGTTGTTCGATGAAGCCTATGAGGAATCAACAAAATGAAGATACAGATATTAAACGATATATCTGACTGCGTAGATGGTTATAATCCAGTTATGATAGAAAATGGTATGATCAATTTAGATGTACCAGATAATTCTATCAGTTCTATCGTGATGATAAATACCATAGAGCAAGTACCACACAATAACATCAATAATTTTCTTGGAAAGATAAGACAATTACTTAGAATGAATGGTAATCTCTTAATTACTGGGGTTGATGCAAATTGTCTATGCATGGATATGATAAATAAGGTTCTTGACTGCGATGTATTCAATGAGGTCGTATATAACAGAAAAGCTATTTATGACTGCAAAAATCTATCTGATAGATTAGATGCATTAGGCATCAAAACTGAAAAAATGTTTTTGAAAGGATCGACATATGAATTACATGCCGTCAGGCACAATTAGCCAAACTAGCTGTAAAGAATGTATCTTTGCCATATACGAAGATAACACTCAGGTTGCATGTGAAGCTAATCGGATAGAAAAATTCAAAAAGGATATTATAGAAGCCTATGATAACGAAAAAGAGTTTTTTGTAATAAATAGAATATGTAACCTATACAAAACTAAGGATTGGAATAATGGACAAAAGGATTTAAGCAAAGCAAGGCTTGAATCTTCAATAACCTGTGATATTTTAATTAATTGCGATAATATAGATGATGAAATGATGGAATATATTCAATCACTTTTATCAACAATCAATAAAAAATACATACTAAAGTTGTTTCATTCATATCAAATTTCTGATGACAAAAAAGAGAAAATCAAAAATCTAGTTTATACTGATCATAACATATTTGTCTCTATGTACATTAATAAGGCCGAATACATATACTTGACATTACTCAAGTCTGCTAGTGCATTTCATACCATAGTAGATGAAACTAATTACATAGGAATAGAAAAATTTATACTAGATATTGATACTATTATAAATGAGGATCTTGGGAGAGGTCTAATATTTAAGAGTGGATCGAAAACAGCTATATCAACATTAGCTTTTAAAATACTATATCCAGAATTGTATTTAGATTTCGAAAATAAATACCCAGAAGTAGAACAACAAATAAAAAATAACAACTTATATATTGAGTTCTAAATGGTAAGAATAATAAAGAAAAAACGAACAATAATCAAAAAACAGGCCGAAGAAAAAATACATGATTTTGTTACAATAATAATGCTATGTGATCTGCCGGGATATAGAATGAAATCTTATGGTCCAGTATCATTGATTCAAATAAATAAGAAAGTGTTAATAGATATACAAATAGAATGCATTAAAAAATGTTTCCCAAATAGCGAAATAATAGTTTGCATTGGGTTTGATGGTGAAAAGATATCAAAGTATATACGCTCAAAGTATAAAAATCTTAATATAAGAATAGTTGAAAATCAAGTATTTGGATCTTGCAATTCATGTGAGGGCTTCAGAATAGCAATTAATAATACTTTTAATGAGAAAATTCTTGTCGTGGATGGGAGTCTATTAATAAACAAAAAAGCTTTATCGCTAATAGATACTAATAAAATATGTGCCGTTGTTGAACGAAACCCATGCGAAAACCTAGAGATTGGCATAAATGTAAACTCTCAAAATATAGCAGAGCATTTTTCTTTTGGTGCATATAAAACTTGGTCAGAGCTATTATATTTAAACGGTGCAGAGGTAATAGACACATTACGAAAATTTTTGAATCATCAAGATAGTAAGAAAAAGTTTATCTTTGAAGCTATAAACGACATTATCAAAAATGATTACTCCATTTCTTGCATCGAAAACAAATTTCCGATCTATAAAATAAATAACATCAAAACTTATCACACTATAAAGGATAATCATGAAATTTTTAATATCTGATTACAGCACACCTTGGAATACTGAGCCGTTTTATATCAATGCTGCCCTCTCTAAGATAAATATCGAGTCTAAGATTTTCGATAGTAGAAGCAGCATATATGACGAATTTGATCTTTTCAAGCCGGATATTTTAATAACTCACATAAGCGGTGTTTCAAAAGATATGATACACTATATGTTATCCAATAAAAATATATCACTATTAATAAATATCAATAATATAGATACTACATCATTAGAAGATTTTGCCGCCTCATTAAGTGACAAAAAAATAAATGCTAAATTTTTTGGAAATAGCAATCTTGAGCTAAAGAATGGCTCATATATTAAAATACTAGAATCAGCAGATATATTTTTGAATTCTGGAAATGCTGAATATTCTATAGAAAAATTGATTTTTGTAGAAAAAGAAGAGGATATAGTGGAATTAGATGGAACTTATCATTACTCTTCATGGAATCATAAGTTAGCTGATAAAGTAGATTTTATTTTGCCTGTTCATGTTTTGAACACTTTATTCCGTAACTACAAAGAGATTGTGTTTAAGGGTAGATCATATATAGGTTCACAATTAGCTTTTAATTCTATATATAGTGGAACTAAGGTCACATTTGACACAAAAGACACCAAGGATCTAGATAAAATAGACGATATATTCAAGGGGCAAAAATTATTATCATCAGTAAAAAACAAGCACACTTGTTTACACAGACTAAAAACACTATTAAATAGTTTACATATTGATGACAAAGCATCAGAACTTACTAAAATTATTGGAGAAATTAAATGAGTAATCTAATTACTATAGTTCTTAGCGGATTCAAAAGGCCGCACGTTTTAAAGCAACAGTTTGAAGCCATCAAATCTCAAACAGTGAGTGATATAGATATAATGATGTGGGTCAATGTTGTTGATAATGTACAATTTGACAGAGATATATTAAACCAGTGCAATACAATAATATCAAACACTGATTATGGTAGCTGGGGAAGATTTGCCGTAGCTTTAAATGCAAGAACTAAATACGTGTGTGTAATTGATGATGATACCATTCCGGGTAAAAAGTGGCTAGAAAACTGTTTAAAAACATTGGAAACTCATAATGGTATATTGAGTACTAGGGGAGTAATAGCACACAAAGGTTATGACCTGACATACCCAGCACCAAAAAGCTATACAGCCGTTGGATGGTGTAATCCTAATGAAGAAACCGTAAGAGTAGACATGGGTTGTCATTCTTGGTTCTTTGAAAAAAATTGGTTGAGAGCTTTCTGGGCAGAAATGCCGGATATAAATCCAATGAGATACGGAGAGGATACGCATCTATCATTCGCTGTAAAAAGGCATTTTGGATTAAATACATATGTTCCACCGCACCCAAAAGGTGATATGGACATGTGGGGATCTATGCCAGAGACAGCATTAAAATACGGTGAAGAGCCAGTAGCAATATCTATGGATTATCACGCAAATATTGGTATGAATAGATATTGGAACTTTGTGAGACAAATGGGATATACAATAGCTGAAGAAGAATCAGAAAAGGAACAAAATGAAATTCACAACGCCACCGAATAAAGATTATAGAGAAGATATCAAGGTTTTAGAGTCTGCACTAAAGTCTAAGGATAATATAAGCTTTTCGAAGTTTTGTGATGGAGAATGGTCTGTCATGTGCAATCAACCAATAAACAATAAAGAGTTTTGGTTTGATCCTAATAATGAGCAAGATCAATTGAAGAGACAAGAACTAATAAATGCTTTTCAATATAAAAATTCTAGATATTTTGTAGGAGTTACGTGCGTTAACGTTTTTGGCTTAGAAACTCACCAGCAAATGAAAGAGTTGTCCGGTCAAGAAGAAAGTCATTTGACATGGGCAGACATATGGGTAAATAGCAATTATAAATATTATATCAATAACATATTGCCCCACTACAAGGAAAGACCCGTTGTTTTATTTTGTAATAAGAACGCTAAAATAGAACGTCTACCATTTAGACCTAAAATAGTTTTTCCGGTAGAGAACAATGCTTGGCAAAGCAATTGGGATCTAATTGAAAAAAGTAAGTCTATGATTACCGATAGAAACTTAAAAGATATGATATTCTTATTCTGTTGCGGGCCATTTGGTAATATATTGTGTTATGAACTAACTAAACACTGTGAAGACAATACATACCTAGATATTGGATCAACGCTGAATCCATTTTTACAATCCGCTGAATTTGATAGACATTATTATTTAGGAAACAATTATTTTTCAAACATGACAGGAGCGTGGGATCAATGAATTTAGGAATATATATATCTAGATTATCAGATAAAGAACAACTACATTATATAAGCTCTCTAGTTAATAACAATATAAACAATAAATCAATACATGATATAAGTATCTTTTATGATGATGTAGATTTTAATGAAAATCATACTCTGTGCGGAATGTTTAATTCAACAGACTTATGGAGTTTCAATGGAAATTTGATAGTCACATCATTAGAGGCTTTAGCAACGTCCTTAAAGGTAGTGAATAATATTAATATCTTTTACTATCATGGATGGAATGAAGAGAAGAATACTCTGAGATTGGTGACATCTGTACAAAATGTGCAAATTATATCTAGATCAGAAAAAGACTCAAAAGAAATATATAGAATCACAGGTAAATGTCCAATAGGAATATCAGAAAATTTTAATGACATTATCAACTTAATAGCAAGGTGCGAAGATGAATACAAATCAAATAATAACGATGTATACCAAACAGCATAAGAGTACTTATGAGATTGCGGAAGAGTTAAATACTTATCCCAATCGCATAAGACGTATTCTTATCAAGAGTGGCGTTAATCTAAAGACTAAAAGTGAGGCGCAGAAGAATGCAATAGAGAGTGGAACTGCCACTCACCCAACTAGCGGCAAGATAAGAACACAAGAAGAAAAGCTAAAGATTAGTTCTGGTCTTAAAAAGTATTGGGATGATATGTCAGACGAAATATATGAATCTCGCGTAGCACAATCAAAGAAAAGGTGGGAAGAATTATCCGACGTAGAAAAGGATAAAATGATGACTGCTGCTATTAAGAGTATTCAAATTGCTGGCAAAGAAGGATCTAAATTAGAGAAATTTTTATACGAAGAAATAACTAGGGCAGGATATAGTGTTGAATATCACAAAAAGCACCTTATCCAAAATCACGACATGGAACTTGATATGTACGTACCCTCCATCAAGACTATAATAGAGGTAGACGGCCCATCCCACTTTCTTCCGATATGGGGAGAAGAAAAGCTCCAGAAGCAAATTAAGGCCGATACGCAAAAGAGTGGTCTTATCTTAAGCAAAGGGATGGTTATTTTGAGAATAAAAAACTTATCTGACTCGGTTTGTTTAGCCGATAAGGAGAAGTTGAGACTTGACATTTTAAAATGTTTGAGTAGAATAAAGGAGTCGTTCCCTCCAAAATCAGAAAGGTATATAGAGATTGAAATATGAGTAATATTGAAAGTATTTTTGAAGAAGTGGTATTATCTTCACCTAGTAATACAAATACATCAGTTAAGGACGTTGTAGTGTCAGATGTTCCATCCATGCTTTCCCCAGAGTGGCATGACTACGCTATGACTCTATTCACTGAGTCAGAGATGGTTGATGGTCATCCTCTAGTTGCCGGTTTAAGGCGTGTAGCAGAGCTTGTGCTGGGTCCAATTATGTTTAGTGGCCCAACACAGGTCTTTCCAGTTCAAAGAGAAGATCATCATGGTAGAGCGACCGTCATATTTAGCGTAGAATTTGCTAATGGTATGAGGTATGCGGAAGTTGCAGACTCTTGGGAAGGCAACACTGATGACATGTTCTGTGCTTTTGCGGTTGCTATTGCTAGCACCAGAGCAGAAGCAAGGGCTTTGCGTAAGGCACTAAAGATTAAGGGTGTTGCTGCCGAAGAACTAACTAAGAAGGATACAGCAAAGATCGTCAGGGATATTTCTAATACTAAGAATGCTAGCGAGGGCGAGTATGACGATCAGAGTAGAATGAGTGATGCACAATACAACTTTATTGATGTAAAGTGTAAGCAACTCAATATTGATGGAGAGAAGCTATTTGCACGTTTTAGTGTTGATAGCGGAAAGAAAGTTTCTAAGAAGATCGCTAGTGAAATCATTGATTCACTAAACGATTACCAGCGTGATAAGAGTTCAATTCCACAAGATATTATAGGCTATAAACAGGAGTGGCGTAAATGAAGATTCTATATACAACAAAGAATGGCAGACTACAGGCAGAAATAGAGGGCGAATCACAGAAGGATCTATTTAATGAACTAAGTAGATTTCAAGAGGTATTTGAGGAAACCACATGTGGTAAGTGTGGATCTGATGATATCAGATTTGTGGTTCGTACCGTTGATGATAACCAGTACTACGAACTTCGCTGTATGAAGTGTGGTGCTAGACTATCATTCGGTGTCCACAAGAAGGGTGGCGGTCTATTTCCAAAGCGTAAGGACAATGAAGGTAACTGGCTTTCCGATAACGGTTGGGTCAAGTGGAATCCAAAGACGGAGAAGGCAGAATGAGATGTTTAGCAATACTATTTATGCTGATAGGGATATCAAATGAGGGATTTGCTAATTATCCAGTTTACATTGTACCACAACCGGTTCCTATTGTTCAGCAACCGGTGGTTGTCCAAACTATGGTGTACCAAGCACCGCAGTTAATCGTTACGGTTCCTGTGCCAATAGTAGTTTATCCTCAACCAATTATTGATCAAAGAATTTATTGGGGGTATCCTTATTATACAACAACACCTATGCCGGTCGTAAGACACAGACATAGGTGCTGGAATTACTGATGATCTGGGGGCGGGAAACCGCCCCTTTTTTCATAGATATTCTACTGTATAATATAAAGCATAATTAGTTTTACTTCCGATACTCTCTGGCTCTGAACTGAGAGCAATATACCAATCATGTCTAGAAGAACTATGAGATATACCATTTTGACTAGTATATCCTAAACTTGCATTAGCGTCCAGATTACTTGTATTTAATCCACTCATACCCGGAGATGGAGTAAGGGGCAATTCAGTCTGGGTCGATAATGGATCGAATTCTGCCCACACGAAATCTGAAACCCCCCTGAGATTTAAACTCCCTAACGCTGGATTAGTTGAAGATGTTGGTCTTCTAGCTTCATAAACCCAAGTTGTAACTCCGCTGGCTGGCTTACTAATTCCATCATTTCTAGCAAATATTCTTAATTTTCCATTTTGAACTTTTACTGGGGTTGAATGAGTGAATCTAATATTTAATGGGCATAAATAATTTGGTAGTAAATCTAAATCAATAGCATTAGTACCATTAATGCTGACAGTACCTTTACTGCTGCCAATACCACTGGCTACTTTGGCTGTATTGTTCAATCTTGGGCCGGGAACAGTCCCATCAGAGTTGGTGATCCAAGTTGATGTTTGCTGTGAGCCGATTGGAACAGAAATTCCAAAGTCTAGACCATAAAATCCTATTCCAGACCCTAAATCGTGCCTTATTAGATTCTCATCCAATGAAGCTACATAATTACCATAAAATTTGATTTCAGCCATAGAATTCTCCCTATTTTCGTGGGTTATACAGTAATATACACTTTTATTATATAGTTGTTATTTCTAGATTGACATATCTTCCCTGCGGTTCGCTAGCACCTTCCCAAAGGACTCCTCCTTCTGGATAATTAGCAATATCGCTTACAAAGAAAAAGAATAAATCGTATTTTCCAGTACTATTTTTTGGTAATGAAAAAGTTGTAGTTTTATTACCATAAACAAATCCTCCAGAATCACCCTTTCCATTTGCATCAGACGGGGTAACTTTTTTGTAGCCATGAAACTGTAACTTATCAACTAATAGTTTTTCTATGACTTTACCAGAACTTAATTCTATTACAGCTTTTGCGTCGGGGTCGGGATCAACATTATTTGATGTTATAACTCCGTTTATGACTCCAGATTTAAATGGATTACTAGTTCCTCCATCAGCGGTTTCGCCATATGCGTCAACTCCAAGGTCTGGATCTGGAATTAAACCTCCTATGCCACCACCACCAGAAGTTTGTGATACCAAAAATACTGCTTCTTTACCACCAATTTTAAAAACTACTTTATCCCCTTCACTGTAACCCCGTCCAGCCTTTTTAATATTTATTGAAGCTGGATTAGCCGATATGACTTTCTTAACATATGCAAATCCACCGTTTGATAATAACATGTTTCTTCTAATTTTATTTTTAATTGTTGGAATAGTTTTATTAGCTAAACCAACAATTTGACCAACAGAAAGATTAACTTCATCAAAGTCTACAGATGCGCCAGAAGGATTAAATTGAAGTGGTGCAAAATATCTTCCATCATATATGGTATTTGGACAGTGATCATATACGGCACACCAGAGTGCAGTTGTTCCTAAATCTTGTACTTTTTCATCCCCAAGACTTCCTCCCCACTGAACATTATCAGATGTTTTAGAAAGACCACTATTATCTTGAATAAAAAGACCAGCTATACCACCGAACACAGTTGAAAAACTACTATTTGCCATAGTGGACTGTTTATATGCAAGCATTCCGAATTTATTATTAGTCTTTAACTCTATTGCTCCACCGGCAGTAAGTGAAAATGTAGCTTTGGCAGCAATAATTCCTACTACATTAGAACTTTCCATGCTGTTTCCCTGTGTTGGTATTAGATCTGGTCCACCGTCTGGTCTATCTCCACGGAATGGCTTACCTATATTCTCAAGTTTACCGTAGTTCTCTTTTCCCCATCCCAAATTTGTTAACCTGTCTCCAAATGATATTTTTGCAAGTACTGAACCGTCTGATTCTAGATTAACATCAGAAATTTGAAGACGATCCCAAGCTTTACCAAAAAATGAATCATCTGTAGCATATATTCCATATGCTTTAATATTGTTTAAATTAGTTTTTAATTTTTTATATCCTCCATTATTTGGATATATTACAGCACCAAGTCCGTTATCCAAGATTTTGGTAGAAGATAATGCTAATTCTAATGATAGCGGTGTAAATTGAACAGATGTAGAATTTATGGGGGTCAATCCATATAAATTTTTACCAGTTGAAGTTTTTAACCAATCTCCCTTAACTGGATTTTGTATATATCTTATCATCTTATCACAAAAACCATCATTTGTAAAAGAAGAGGTCATTGGAAAAAATTGGTAATCTATACTTTGATTTCCAGAACCATTCAGTGCCATTTGTGCTGGCATATGATAAAAATACATATCTTTTAGATTGAATTGATCTGTTTGTACAGTATTTCTATATTTTGCAAAATTAAGACTTGAGGAAGTATAAATGTTTAAGCTGCTATAATGAGAAACGCTAGTGGTATTAGTTATTGTTCTTCCCACACTAGCTGTTGAGTATCCATCTGGAAAATACAAGCCCCAACTAGTCGGCACACTTGCAGATGAAACTCCATCTGAGCTAGTTGGTTCTGTTTTTGCTATCACCGTATTCTTTAATTTAGTTCCAAGATTGTTTCCACCCAAGTCTTTACCAATAATATCAGCATCAAAAAATTGCATGTAATTATAACTAACTCTGTTATTTAGTAAGGTTTGTAATCCAAGAGAGTTCAAAGATGCGTCATCTATTCCATTCATATTTATACTGCCACCACTTGTTATTTCATATTTATCAGATTCTGCTTTAGCAAGGTTAAGAAGTCTTAAATTACTCAAATTATTATATTGGGCATTATCGGTAAAAGATGTACTTGGAAGAGTATTATAAAATCTTGCTCTCATAGTATCGGTATATACTTCTCTGTCCATAAACTGGCCGGCATCATTAATATTCCTAAAAAATCCTTTTGCATTTACTATATATTTTTGTATTTGTGACCATTCAAAAACTAATTTTTTCGCTACCGATACACCATTAGTCAATGGTACTGGAACCCAATCTCCATTAATTTGACTAGCTAATATAACTTCGCCTTTCACAAAAGCTCTGGGGGTTCTGTTCACTACAGTTATTTTGTGTTTTTCAGATACGCTACACCCCATAGAACATGGCACACAAAGATGAGGATTGCCCTTTTCTGTTTCCATTACCATAGCAATACCACTTGTAAATGGTAACTTTAAAGTTTCATTGTCTATATTATCTACATTACTAGGCAAGTCTGACAATGGAACTCCCGGCACATCATCTAATATCTGACAATATGTTTGGGTAGTTCCAGATTCCCACTTGCCGGTTCCACGATTAAGATGTAAATTTAACGGGCCAGCAACTGTATTATTTGGATTTTTAGCACCGCCAACATCTGGGGCAGAAAAAGCTCCCGGCGGTAATGTTTCGCTTATACCAAAAGCGTGTTGTATACCACCAGCCGTTGATGCAACTCCAGCAATAACTGGTGTTTGAAAAGCTACCCCTCTGTTACTTCCATCTCCCTTAGACTGTAGAAACATATTTACAATACCGCTAGATGCTTGGGATAAAATACTATATCCATTTGCTTGAAAACTAATGCATCCAGACAAGCTTGTATTTATTTTTGACCAAATATATGAAATATTAAAAGCTTCTGTATCATTTGTGATCCAACCCTTTTGATATAAATCAAATTTTTCTTGAAATGTTTTTAGGTTTGTATATACTATATCTCCACTAGGGGTCCAAAAAATATTGTCTTCACCAGTAGCACTATTGGTTGTATACAAATATCTTTTTGTATCTTTGTCAAATCTATAAACAATTAGTGTTCTACCATCACCGCGAAGTATTGGCTTGATGCTATCAACACCGCCGGTTAAATATTCACTAATATCTGGATCATTTTGTTCTACTCCGTTTTTTTTCCTTTTACCAAACTTTTCTAAACTATTTCTAGTATAAGATGCTAATCCTATATCATGCAACTTTTTATCAGAAGTAACATAATAGTGATAAGTCTTTACAATAGATCCAGATCTTGAATTAAAAAAATTAGTCATATATTTTCCTTTGTTTCAACTCTCGTAAAATCCTCTTCTTGTATTTGGATTAATATTTAAAAAGTTTGGCATGTTTGGATTGTATTCTTCAGAATATGGACTAAATATTTGATCGTAAGAAGCCCCGCCGGTTTTGTAAGAGCGATTGTTATATAATAAATTCCCTTTTTCTCCAGCAAAATAATTCATTGAATCTAATAAGTCTGTTTCGGATGTATTTCCAACTGCAAATCCATGATCTACAACCCCCTCGCCTTGAGATGAAGGGCCATCACCAAAATTGCTATAGTTTTGTAATAGTGGAGCATATACTTGACTCTCATATTCATTTACAGATGCTACTATGTAATTATTCATTTGGGGAGTTCTCATTGGGGTTCCATTATTACCAAATAAATTTGCAGCTCCGACAGTATTAATGCTAGATTGTGATTTTCCGATTCCTTTTCTAATTAATGCATTTCTCTCATCTCTAAGCTTTTGGCGTTCTCTACTAATTTTAGAAATCATATCTTGTTTTTGTTTTTGTAATTTACCAAAACTAGATGTGTAAAGATCTAATTTATAAGTTGTTTTTAATCCAGCACTAGATACATCAACAGATATATTTGTAACTAATGGTCCACCATTTTCCAGTGCTTGACAAAGTGATCTATTTGGAATGCCGGGAAAAGTAAATCCTCCACGTTCTGAAAATAATAATAAGCTATTAGCAAATTGAGCTTGTAATATTCCTGCACCATTCATCAATTCGTATCCAGAGTAATTCCAAGGTGCTAAATTTTCATCTTTAATGAACTCTACTCTACCACCAACATTTACATATGCATTTGACTGTGGATCTACTTGAGATGAAATCCAAGGACCATAACATCTTTCATGAGACATTAGCGGCAAAACAACTAAATCTGGATAAACTGGCGACGGTGCTGACATTTGGATTTGATATGGAAAACCAAATTGCATAGCATACTTTGCTTTTTTAGCAGCTAACCACGCCCTGCTAGCAATTTCAGATGGGAATGCTGTGATATTGTTTGCACCCTGCGTTGCTTCGTTGGCATATGCTATATCACCGAATTCTGGCAAACCTTTAACAACGTCCATAGTTAAATAATGTTTGACGCTTTTAGTATCACCCTCTTGACCCACAGCATCCCTATATCTTGAATCTTTTGTAGGTAACACTTTATTTGGTAATGTAATCAGAGCATAAACAAATCTAGTGTCTAATGATTCTAGAGAAGTATTTACTATATGACTATTTAATTCTGTTGAATATGGCCTATCATAATCCAATCTATTAATAGTATCTCCACCGGCAATTGTTGGAGAATAATTATATTCAATAAAATTGTAACTGTCTATATAACATCCAGTACCGGGAATTAAATCTGAGCGAGTTCTAGTTTGTGGCGAAGATCCAGCCTTCCAGCCAGAGCATGGTATGAAAATTTTTCTTGGACGAGATACTTTTGATTTTTGTGTTGTGCTACCTCCGAATATTTGTATTGGGCGAAATCCTAACTTTGGTGCTAAATAAAACTTTTCATCAACATTGCACTTTACAAACAAGCACTGCTTTGAAGCTGATGGGTTATTGTCTCTGCGGCTAGCATCTGCGTCGTTAAAAGATGTCCATACATCTTCGCCAACATTATCTAAAAATTCACATAGATCTGGAATCATACCTCTAGCAGTAATAAGCTGTTGAGTAAAATCTTCTGCGTTCATAGAATTGAGTGTCAAATGTTGACTGTGATCAAACCTTACATATGCTGAAAGCCTACCATTTTCATCTATGAAATTACTAGCATCCTGTGGAATCAATTGTTGAAAAACAGCCTTTGGTTGAACACTCGGTGGTAATTTCTGTATATCTTTATAGCTTAAAGTATTAGTATATAAATCAAATGGAAAGTATCCACCTAAATTACTAGGAGAATAATTGAATTCATATTTATCAGCTATGGGATTAAAATTGACTTTCAAAGCCCCTACATAATCATCTTGTTTTGTATCGATGCCGCTGGTCAAAAATGAATTAATAGAATTTTTTGAATTATCTCTTTTTGCAATATATCCATTTTTAAAATCTGCGGAGAACTCTTCATATATTCCAGATGTAACCGGCCTAGGCTTGAAACCAAATGGGCCGGTCAAATATTCACCGCCATTTGAACTACTATTCCAAGTTATATTTTCATCATAAAAAAAGTTAACCTTGCTAGGAATTTTTATTAAGAATTTTTTACCTAAATTTTCATCAGCTATTTTTTTCAAAAACTCATATACTTTTAATGCATTTTCTGTCCCCTTCTTTGCTAATCTTGGTAAAACCGCGCCAATTTTATGCAATCCTTCATCTATGCCATTCAACATTTCTAAATTTGGAGGATTTTTTTGTAACTCGTTTTTAATGGTAGTATAAAAAGTTTGTTCTTGCTGAGTCAACTCACCATAATTAATCTGTTCTAATTCTGCTAATACAGAATTTCTAATATCTTCCCAACTATCTGCATCTGCACCTCTAATAGTCGCGGCGGCAGTAATAAATCCAGTTAACCGGGATTGTAATTTTGTTAATCCTCCTTCTGGTATTCCTAACTTAGTCATTCTTTTATAATATAGTGGATATCCATATGGAGGATTGCATGGACTAGCAGGCAAATTATCTTGACCAAACCGTGAGCCAGAAGCAGTGTAAGTATCAAATACGGAACGTGGAACTGTAACGGCATAATTTGTAGCTATTGAGCGCGCTGGAACTCCACCAAAATTAGGGGTCTGATTAAGGGCGGCTCCCTCAAATGTATCATCGTCTTCTATAGATTCTAAATATGTATCATTATATTGTTGTAAAAAATTCTTCCAGCATTCATACGATACTGAAGCACATCGTAGCTCCATTTCTGTTGTTACATAGTATGCTCCAACACCTTTAGCATTTAATGTTGTAGCATCTAATAATACTTGTTGATAAGCACCCCAACCTTTGGGAATAGTCACAGCACTTTGACCTAAAGTTCCATAATAGGGTAAAATCTGTTGTTCAACTTGTTTTTCAAGTGTCCATTGTTGCCAATCAGCATCGTTACCCTCACCACCGCTACGTCTACTCCTAGCGTTCACTATTCCTCTATCAGAATTAGTAGAAAAACAATACATATCAACTTCTTGTGCGCCAGTAACAAACTTATCAGTTGTAACGTTAGAAAGCTCATAACCAATATCTTGATTTTCTACATATATTCCAGCATTAGATAAGTTATCTATGTATCGTTTAATTGCACCATAATTTGGGGGCGAGGATCTATCAATACTATCTAGTCTTATAATTCCAGCTATTAAACCACTGGGTATAGCATTTAGACCAGTAAATGAACCACCTTGTTGGCTATTATATAAATGTTGACACGCAGGATGATTTATTACTGGCAGCAAAGAAACAAACAAGTCTCTGCTAGCGACCTCACAAACCTCAAGTGCTAAGTCTAGTAGATTTATTTGATCAAAATCTAAATAGTATAAAGGTGGTAAATTAGGGAGTCCACTAAAATCAACAACATAATTATATCCACGAAAATTTATAGTACCACCAAATCCTTTTTTAATATATTCTTGCGGTAAAGGATATTGAATAGACATTAATGCATTCATCGCTTGAGCAAGGCGATAATATGGAATACCCTGAGATCCTCTTCTAGACATGCCAGTGCCAGTAAAAGGAAATGCTGACTTGGTAGCACCAAAGGCTGGGAATGGTGCATTACCAACCCAACAATCAACAAAATCTTTTGGATATTGTTCGCCACTATAACTAACAAATCCATTTGTCGGATTTACAAACTTTTTTAACAGATTAAATCCACCAAAATATCCCATTAATTGTCCAGAAAGTGTAGTCGAAACATTATGTTCTAAAAATCCATAGACATTAAAGATATTTTTTGTATTGAATGTACTTCCGGCATAGTTGTTCAAAATTACTGTTACATTTGATAGTATCTCTCTTGGGTCTGTGACTTGCACAGAATATGTTGGACTCCCACCGGGGCCACGGTTTTGTATATAGGATTGCAGGATACCACCAAATACTATGTGGCCAGATCCTCTTACATATTGATTAGTAACAGCCTGAGTAAAATTATAGATACCATTATTAGACAAATTAACATATTGATTTGCTCCCAAAGATGTAAAGTTATCTTTGTTGAAAGTTCCGCCCTGAGTTATAGATGCTGGTTGAATGGTGTTAGTTCTGTATATAGTATCAAAGGTATATCTATAAGCTTCTTCTACCGTAGCAAAGTTTTGCCCAAATTTAAAAAATACTGGACTGCCAGCCATAGGTGGTACAAATCTATCACCAAGTCCACTATGATAAACATCATCTCCCGCCCCCTGCGCGGTATTATCAGAGTTATTATATTCATCAGCAACTAGATCTAACGACAATGTTGAGCTACTATCACCAAAGCCACCATTCATACTAAAATTACATATAGAAGCTCCAAGAAATGTTTGTTGAGGATATCCCCTATCATATGTATCCTTAGTCGTAGGGTCTAAAACCCAACCTCCAGTTGAAATACCTTGTGGTATAACACTACCACTATATCGGGGCCAATTAACTCCGTACCATCCACTAGATGGAATGATAGAAGAAACTTTAGAAGTGTCAGTAGGATTTAAAATTCCAGCCTGTACCCTTGGCACTGGATTTGGATTCCCGTAAATCCCCGATGTTAATTCTGATCTAGTAGTCATGTTCTATATTGCCTAGTATAAATTTCAAATCTAAAATTTGCTTTGACTAAATTGTTAAATACATTAAATCTAGCTGGTGGTGATACAACATTAGTTATACCCGCCCCAGTTAAAGCTCCACCAAGGCTACCACCAGCACCAACAGGAGCATAATGTATATAGTCATTGTAAGCAGTAAAATTAGTTATACCGCTAACAGTAGAAGCATAGCCATTTGATACTCCAGTAGTAGCAAAAATTAATCCGTTTGGAGTTAGAGGGCTTGGAGGTCTAGTTACTGATACACTATCATATGTATATCCATGAGTCACACCAGATATATTATCCATCAATTGCCGAGATATTTTTCTATCTCCTGCGGGTACAAGTTCAGATGGATTTATATTAGTATTTTCAGATCTTGTTGGCATTTTATTACCTACCTACCTCATAAGTCCAATTGATTTGTAATGAATATCTTCCGGTGCTTGGATCCCAAGTTTCTGATGGCGGGCTAACGAAATATTTTCTTATATTAGCTTCTTGTACTGGACTATACGCATGAATGATAGAATTAATTTGACCCTTAAAAGGTTCGTTTAAACTTGGTTTTGATAAAACGGATTGTTGTCTTATCCTATTAACTAAAGAGCCATTTCCAGAAGTATAATATTTGTCCATCACCAATTCTATACTTAAATTTCTTTGATACTCTGTTCTTCCGCCGACATATTGTAATACTGGCCCGTGTTGTCTTCCAATAACTGGTATAACAGCAAAAACATCACCCGGATATGTGTCGCTGCAAGTTATACTTTCTGATAAAGTGCCACTTACTACATTTTGAAGTCTTGTGTCATATTCAACATTGTAATCTATTTCACCCGTGAATTCATTAGAAGATAATGATATTGATAAAGGTATATAATTCAGCGGCAAGTGCATTAAGGCTTGTGCGCGTCTAAATAAATAACAGTTTGGCCCATAAACTCCAGTATTACTCACTTGATTCCATTTGTATCTTGCATTTTCGTGAGCGGTGTTTAGTGGAGCGTTTCCATATTGAGTTGCTGTGCTTGTATTAGAGCCGCCGTATTGTGTTGATCCAGCATGTACGCTAGACAAGCCCTTTATTTTTCCGTCTATGCTAACTTTATGTAATGCGTTATCATAACTTTTTGATACTGATAGATTATAGTTTTCATAAGCATTGCCACTTGACATTAACCAAGTATCATTTATGGTAACAGTTCCAGCCGTGGTATCTATAGATTCAGTTCTTAAATGATTATATCCTCCCCAAATATCTTTAGCAATATTAAGATATCCACTTCCAAAATATGGGCCTAAAGTATATTCTGGAAATTGTTCATATCCAGTAGAGTTGTTTGTTGAAATATTATCTTGATCTTTTAAAACTGTATTATATATGTATTGCTTTGCTTGCTCCCAAGCCTCTCTTCTTTTAATTACCTTTGAACCATTTTCTGAATAATACATTGTGCGGCCAGTTGCGGTTATATTACGAGTCACTCTATATGTTCTGAGTGATCCTATATGATTAGTTGGTAAAGCTGTCGTAATTGGGGCGGCGGTATTAGTTGTTCCGTTGCCTTCCTCTACTTCTATAGACCAACTTTCGCTATAGTCTTCAACAAAACCGCTGGCATTTAACGCATTTACAATTTTCAAATTTCTATCATTGGCTCTTATTGGAATTCTATCCGAACCCGTTGGCCATATTGTAGAATTGGTAATACCGTCTGATATTATATTGTTAGAGTTGTCTAATAATACTTCTGCACGTAAATTAATAGTATATTTGCAATTGGTAACATAAATACCTTCTTCAAAAGAAATAGACTGTACTGTGGGGTGAAACTTCAAAACGGGATTATCCGTCATTGCACTGTCTGATTCGGTTCTTACACTAACTGGTAATAATTCAACAAGTTGACCGTCACGCTTAAACAACTCTCTAAGTAAATTCTGCTTATGAATAATAGAACTCATATAATTATCAAAATGTACTGCTTCTTTTGGCGGCGTTGAGTAGAGTGAAGAAAACGCCGACTGTACTGTAGCTGGAGAGTTGTGGTTTGCAGAACCGCCGCCAGTTACATAAAACGGGGAACCTTCGTCTGGGAGAATAGTGCCATTTAAAGTGATATCGTAATAACTACCAAGCATACCAGCCTTATTCCTAATAACATTTTGAGTTATAGAAATAAGCGGAGTGGGCCTAAGAATGCAGGCTGTAGCTTCATCATAATAAATAGCTAGCATTATTTACCTCTTATACTTAAGTTAAGATTGTCGTTTTGACTTCCTGTCCCGCTAGAATACAAATTCAAGTACTCAAGAGATACCCCGGATGGGGGTTCTATAAATAGAGGCAATCCAGATGGATATGTAGAAATATCACCAGATTTTACCTCACTATACAATCCTACAGTATTATACACATATGCAGAATTTTCCACATTTATAGTTAATGGCATTTGAGAGCTTGGGGATATATATCCGCCGCTAACATACAGAGGTGTAGCAACCTCCATAAGCTTGCCGTATTGGTAATACCCATAAACAGATTCAATATATGGTCTATGAGATATGAAGCCTTTTGTTGACGGGTCTTGACCAGAAACTTCTATAAATAAAGTTCCATTTTCATTTGCAATAACAATGCCACTTGCATAATATTTTTTACTATCTCCAATATTATTAAAATCTAATGTGACTGTTGGATCTCCATTAGCATCCCTATTACCAAACACTTTGGCAGATATCCAAGCAGAACTACTTGGTATAGAAGGCTTTTGTGATCTAAGCATGATATCTTTTGCATACGATGCCCCTACATTAATTTTGGAAACTCCAGATGCAAATCCACATCCAGCAAATATACAATAATCAGCATCAGTTCTGTATGGCCTAGTAATATATACATTATTTCCAAATCTCTCTCCACTTCCATTAAAGTATTTTGCTACGTTTGGATTAGATGGATTAGATACAAGTTTTTCTACAAGAGTCCAAGATTGTTTTTTATTTTCCCAATCTGTAATCTTATTCTCATAAACGTAAACTGCTCCAGCGTTTTTATTATAAGCATTATTTACATTCAAGCTATTTCTAACTCCAGAATATCCAAGATCATAAACTTTCAAGTCTGGAATATCAAATTGTGGATTAAAGTTCTTTCTAGAAAATGATCCATTGTTATAAATAAAATCATAGTAATTTCCATAACTGTGATTAGGTGAGCCAACCACTATAACATCATTCTGTATATCTACCGAATGGCCAAACTGGTCAGAATAAATTCCTACTCCACTTAACTGTCCCATGAGTGATTGTGGTCTAAATTTATTAGAATTAACCCATTTACTATCAGAAGACTTTTCAAACATATAAACAGCACCAGCACCACCATCTGATCCTAAACGTAATGAAACATTATTACTCCACGGTGTTATTGTTTCTGAATTAAATGCAGAAAATGGGGAGCCAACTAAAATCTTTTTTCCTTTTACGGCAATGGAATATCCAAATAAATCTCCGGGGTATCCAGATGGAAATTTATCAAGATCAAGATAATCATAACCTTTGTCTTTCAAGATTTGAGGAACTCCACCTATTACAGTAGCATCAGAGTAAGAAACCCCATCTATAATACCACTTATTCTTGATACAGCAGAGTGTTGAAATTGTTGTGGTAAAAATCCACTTATAAATTGATTTTTAATTTCTTCTACTTTCTTAGGATCTATTTCATCTTCCCAAGGAAGTTTGGGTCTAGTAACATATTTAGGAATATATTTTGATTCATTACCATTTATAGGCGCAGAAGGAGCATTAATAAAATTACCAAAATTCTTATTTAATCCAAGATTTGTTGCTCGGGAATGATATTTAGTTGGGCTTCCGCGTTCTGGAGATATAAGTTTATTATAGACATCAACTTGTCTTCCAGATCTTTCTGAGAAAAAATAAGTCTCTGGATACAAACTTCTAATAAAATCGTAAGTACTCTTTACTATTGTTTCATTTTCATCAATTAAATATCTACCCTGCACAATACTAGAATCTGTTATTACAGTGACTCTTGATCTTGCAAATCCGGCTTCAAAAGATGAAAATATTTCTAGCTCTTGGGCCGCTACTACTGGACCATCTTCTATTAATTGATTACCTAAAAACTCACATCCAGATTTACAGTATTTTGTATTATCTGTACTTATTGTTCTAACAACATCTATTATCTCTCTACTTTCATCTATTGGGTCAGATATTCTATAAAGAAATCCTCCAACTGGTATTTGAACAGTGGATGTAGTAATTTTTTCATATACTGGAATTGGTACGCCAGATATACCTAATAATCTTACGCTCTTTGGAACATAATCACTTTTCAGTCTAGGTGACACACATGAAATATAAATGTTAATATTATTAGTATCACCAACTTGAATATCTTTAAAAATTGGAGAGTTACATTTCAAACTATAAAATGAGGTAGTAATATTTTTGGAGTCGAATGTTTCTCTATTACTATCTAGCTCTGGTATAAATGCGGATGATAAATCTGGATACGGCATCTTTGGGAACAAAGAAGCATTTTCTACATCTATTGTTAAATTTACTGTTTCTGAAGTATCTAGAGCTTCAGAGTTGATAAATAATCTATATCCCGATCCCGGTAAAACTGGAACATTTAATTTTACTATACCGGCATTAACATCCCAATTATTATTGTTATATTCTTTAGGAATGTAATCATAAATTGGACTGTCAAGATATGCTAAAGGGATAGCATTTTCATTAAGCTTAAATGCATAAAACGAAAGACCGCCACAATTAAATGATGATAAACTCGTAATTAATTTGGGGTTTGGATCTTCGATATTTCTAAAAATCGTTCTTACATTTGTAAAATTATTACCACCAATTCTGTGATTTTGATTTATGGTTAAAGATCCAAAACCGACAGAAATATTATCGTTGTAATAATTGGTAAGTAACTCTAAATTTATTTCTAAAGTTTCACATAGCTTTTGGGCTTCTTTTATGCTAGACAGAGTATTTTCACACGTTATAATCAAGCGTTTATTCCCAAATGATAACCATTCAGTTAAATTTTGCATATTGTCACTTGATGGTTGCCCATTGATGCCCGGAAGAAAAGCTACATTGTATGTGCTATTTAATACAGATACATTTTGTTCAAGATTATTTCCAATTTGTAAAGCACCTTTTGCCTGAGAATATGGGTATGCATCAGAGAAAAATTGCCTACCATTCCAATTCAATTGAGCTATCTTAGATTCTTTGAACCTAGTCTCAGAAGATGATGCTAAATTTTGATAAAACAAAATATTGGCATCTCCAGCACCCTCTGCAAACTTAGATTCAATTTCAAAATTTGCTATAATATCTATCTTAGAAGATGTTTGTTTCTTGTAAGAATATTCTACAGCAAAATAGCCCCTATCTGAGATTTGCTCTTTGTATAAATATGGAACTACATCTATCTTTGCAATACCTTTAGCTTGCAATAATCCACCAAGATCATCTAATGGTTTATAGAATAATTCAGTATTTTGCCTATTAGTTATATTGTACTCTATAGAATTATAGTCAATCCCTTCTTGACTATTTAGACCATAAGAAAAACTAGTTTCAGCACCATCATCTGGACTACCAAATTCATGTATGATAGAGTTAGAAGAAATATCTTCATATATAATTTCATATCCCGAAGATGCCGGTACTGCTGGATATATAATTTCTTGTCTTACTTTTTCTGCGGCGACTAGTATTGGAATTGGCTCTTGATTTTTTGTTGGTTTAGATTCAAAAGCTACGTCATCACAGTCTGGCGTATAAGAACCAAAAATAAGAGGCCAATTATGAGAATATATAACTGGAACCAATGTACCATTTGGTGTTGATTTACAGCACAACTCATTCCAAGATGCTCTTAAATCTCCATAATTTCTTAGTGGCATTTCGCATCGTGTTTGAATTTGCTGCGACTCCAATTCTAAACTACAACCCGGAACTGGTTTGCAAGACATTTGCTCATCATAACTAAAAAATACTTTTATATCTGCAACGCCGCTCGCCCTTGCTGGTGATCTATTAACATAAGTATATGTAGATCCCTGTGGAATAACTGATGGAACAATATTGTTGAATGATGTATATCCACTTGGCAGCGATTCATAGTGATTTCTTGCTGGAACTATCCTCATCCTAGACTGAAGCCTGTCCAACAAATTATTTAAAATTTCATTAGACTTACCGTAAATCCCACTTGCTTCCCATATAGGATCATTTGCCACAAGAACTAAATTTCTATCACCAAGTGCTAACCAATTCTTGATATTATTTACAACTTCATCACTCAACGCATTTACTGCTGGGGTAATAATAAAAACTAAACCCGCATCATTCGGAATTTCAGAGTTATCAAAATCAGTCTTAGTAAAGTTTTTATCAGAAAAAATTTGTGATATATAATGAAAATGTCCAGAGTCGGCTGTGTTATTGCTAATATTTTCATGTAGGTTTCCAAATCTACCGTACTCAATAGCGCGATTATGTGGATAATATTTTCTAGATTCAAATACATGAGCAGATCCAGCATATAAACTAGAAGACCACGATGAGTTTACTGGACCAGTTATAAGTCCACTTGGATCAACATATCCAGTTCCATAATATTTACCTTTGAAGCTAGAGTTATATGCATAATATACATCTGCATCGTTGTAAAAATTTAAACTATCGGTTGGCGCACCAGCTACAATAACACTACCATCCTCATTAGTAGCCACACTATAACCAAGTCTGGGTGTTGGAGCATGTTCAGCGGCTATGAATGACCATGATCCTACCGGTTGCATTGAGCTATGTTCATATGTATATATATTTTGATATTCTTCTATCCCCATATCTAGTCTAGATTGAAATTTATCATCTTGATCTATAGATAAATAAAGAGCTTTTATATCATCTAATCTGGAAGGTGATTTGTAATATTTTTCTAATGGTATTGCATATTTTTCTGAACGATTGGATTGTATCCACGCTGGAAGCCCATAATAGAACATATCTCTAGCCGCATAATTTCTTTCATAGGCCATAACAGCTTGATTGATATAAGGTGATCCTATAACAATAACTTCGCCATTATCACTAATTGCAACATCATGACCAAATCTATCATTATATTCACGGGTTACATTTGGTGAATTTATGGCTTGTATTAAATTCCAGCATCCACTCTCTTTTTCAAAGATGAATACTTTACCGCCACTATCTGGAGGAATGTTGAAATCTTTATCATTTCCATTGAATGTTCCAACACTGTTGGAAAAAAATCTTACTTGATCATTTTTGAATAAATTGCCAGTATCTAATACCTCATTTAAGATAGACTTAGACATATTAATCCAGTTGCTATCAGAGTTTTCGGATATTATTTCATAAACAAAGCCAGATGATGGAACATTATAAAAATCCTTAAGGCCACTGGCAAAACTATAACTTTTGTAAAAATCAATAAATCTATCAATCGCTGGCTCTAAAGCTTCTCTACCGCCCATGGAAAGACTGCCATCAATACACATTCCTATCATCGGAGGAATACCACTGTTCAAATTGTTCGAATATGGAAAAGCCTCTAAAAAAGCTGATCTTATACCATCTAAAGTACCAGAAATAGATTCTTCTGATACCGGATAACCATAGTTTTTACTTATACGTTTTAAAGTTATGAAATCTGGTTTGTCGGGGAATACTGGATCGTCTGCATCTAATCCTAGCGTTGGCACACAAATCATTATTTTAACATCAAATTTCACCCTTGGGTCAGAAAAATAATAAAATACCTCATCTTTACCATATATATGTAATAGTATATCTTGATATGTTATTTTTCTTAATGGATTATCAGGCACTGGTGCTGGAATAACACTTTCAAATTCATCAGTAAAAATAAATAATCCAACGGACACTCCAGATATTGGTATTTCCTCAAAGGTTCTATCCCATTTAGCACCAACGCCGCCAACAACAAGAATTTCTTGCTTATTTTCGCCAAGTGATTTTCTGCTATTATTTACTGATAGATCTAAAGAATGTCCGAATTGCCTTCCGTTTTGTCCAACAAACCATGAAGTTCTGATACCTTTAAAATCTGATGATAATCCACCAATCCCCACTTCTTCTTTTTTGTAATAATCTCCAATGAATCCAGACGGAAGAGTAAGCTGTGTTTCTAAAACCCAATCAGATTTATAATTGTTTATTGGCCAATCAATAGTAAAAGGTCTAGGATTTCTTCTATATAAGAAAACAGAACCAGCGTCTTTGTAAGTTATATTTTGCGATGTTATAGATAACTTGGGACACCCAATGGCTAGTAAATCACTTTTAGAAGCTATTGATTTACCAAACTGTCCACTACTCTCAATATTATCAGCTAATCTAAAACCGGCATAGTCATTAGTAATTCCATAATTTTCATTTTTGTTATATTCCATCTCTATAATTTCTGTTGGAATATTTATTGCGCTAGATGATCCAGACTTGCCCGTTATGTTAATTGTATATGGCAAATTTGGGGCTAGTCCTGTATATTTTCTAATCCCATAGAAATGACCACTATATGGCATGGGGTTGTAACTTACATCAAGTAATTCAGTACGAATAGGATTGTTATCTTCTGTAGAAACAGATAATCCATCTTCTGTACTTATATAATTGACAGAAGTGAGAGTATGCTTAAATGAACCGCTTGGAAATGTCAAGTTGGTATATGTATTTTTAGCTCTAAATACGCCACCGTCTACACAAATTTCTGGATAATACCACCTAATGCCGTGAATATCCACTATAGCTTCTGTACAACGATTCATGTGTTGCAGTCTCCGTAACAGGCCAAATTGACTCCTCTTATGTTATCATCCGCATCAACATAAGCATAGACATTATCTACAGATGTTATACCCTGACCGACATTATTACTGTCCCATGTGATTGTGGCACTTTTAGATGCTAATGAGTCCGATATTGGATAATTTAGAGTAATTAGCGGTAAATTGCCGGAAGTATCAAATATTGTAGCATTAAAAGCTGATAAAAACAGATTAAAAGATGAACTAGAATTATTAATAATCTGTTGATCATTAAATGTATGGAGTGACATTACTGAAGAGGGGTAGGCATTAAAAGACTGACTTATTCCACGCACCCTCATTGGTAGTTGTTCATTTATAAATTCTGATCCCACCGGTCCAAATGTCATACAATTTAATGAATTGTCTGCATAATAGCCGCTTCCTATTGCATGAAGCGGCATCACATCTTCTCTAATGAATTTTCCACTAACAAATAAATTTAAGCCATTAATTGGACTTGATCCAAACATGCTAGAAAATGTTTGTTGGGATGTATCAAGAGATCCATTTGCTATAGTATACAAGTTGCAGATTTCTGGATTAACAAAATATCCACTACTATCAACAAAAAGTTTTAGTCCGCTCTCATGTATTTGTACTGGTGGGTTTGAATTGGCATACAAATTAAAATATCCACCATTAATAGATGTACCATTTTCTGGGGCAAAAAGGTTTAAAAATGCAAACTGGTATGGTGATCCACTTACATATAAAGGCATTGTGTCATCTTTTGTTGCGCTTAAATATATTGCATTATCTGATCTTATGTTAGAACTATGAATTTTAATTTTAGATGAGAATTGTTCACCAGAAGGATAAACCAAATCATATTGTAAAAACATCTGATTTATATCATTAAGAAAATATTTTTCTTTAAATTCTTTTGAATAAGACTCAACATCAAAAGAAGCCCAAGGTTCAGACGTATCTAAAATGTCATCGAATGTAAATTTACTAGTAATTTTCCTTACACACCCAGAAGGTTCTAAGTGATGTATTGATCTATTTACTAGTCCAAATTGTTTACTTGGTCTTTCAAGTGAGTCTTGAGTTTTAGCATATAAACTGACGATGAATTTGGGGCCAACTTTTCCATTTGACCACATGATATTATTGTATGTATCATGCTCTAAGATAGTATCAACACATAGTGCTTGATCATAAAAATTATATCCCTTGGGCAAATTTTTAGATATTCTAGGAGAAATAGCAAAGAATCTATCTTGATCAACTTGTGGTATATCTGATAGATCAAATCTCAAAAAGTCATTTTCAATTTGAGTGTGATAAGCTACCCCGGATAGATTTATATTGTTTGGTAAAGTAAGATTTGTTGTTTGATAATATCCAGATCCGTTATGACTCAAGTTGAATGTTATAAAGTCCTTACCAATTCTTTTAGTAAAAAAATCGAAATCTGGTGAGAATTGACAAACCTTAAAAGCTCCTAATTTCCACTGAGATATATCATCATCAATATAGGAGGCGGGAACATTATATGAATCAAAAAATTCAGATACAGAAATTTGATTTTTAGATCTATCTGGATTAGACTCTACTATATTGCAACTATCTTTTGAAATTCCAAATTCATGCAAGAAAATAGGAAGATCAAGGAAGGTACTAGGCATAGAATTTCCTACAGTAATTATTTCATCGCCAGCAAAAAGGTTATTTACTTGTGTCGATATATATACATCTGATGAATTATTAATATACATCTTTAATCTATTTGTTCCATCGTCATTATATGTAATTAATAAAGACAATGGAAACTTTTGATTAAAAAATGATGTTGCATTTATAATAGCACTATTAGTAGCAAGTCTCAAATCAGATCCACTATTATATGATAGTACTAGCTTGGGGGAGGCTAAATTTGATGGAGAAACTACTTCTAGTAAGTTCTTTGTTTGAAAACTTGTTGCATAATCTGGAGTAAATCTTAAAAAGATACAAAATGAATTGTTGGATGGAGTAGAAAAAACTTTTAAATATCTTGAAGATCCAGATAATCTTAAGGCTTTATCAAAGGTGTCATCGATATTGTTAGCCCATTTGATTGATTTATATGGAGTACTTACGCTACCAAATAGCTGCTCTGAAGAATATCTCCAGCCAACATTAGACAGTAAATGGCTTGATACATTGCCATTAGATAGTTGAGCTACCAAAGCACCATCGTCAGAGTATATATTACTATCGGTAACCTTGTTATTAAAATCAATATAAGTGTTCAAGAAGGGACTATTTGCTTGCTTATGATTAAACGAGAAATCAAATTCCATCTTCTTAAAATCACCACCTATTATTATTTCTCCAGTGTTTCCCCTCCATCTTCTTGAATAATTTGTGTTTAAATTAGATGGATTAGTAAATCCAACTATAGAACCACCAGAAAGATTAGGATTACTAATAGTTCCACTTAAAGATGGTAATAGTGTTATATTTTTTCTAGTAGCATTTTTATCAGATGGACTACCAAGAGTATGCATTGAAAGAGCATTGGCGGGCTTATAGTACAAAATCAAACTAACATGCGCAATGGAAGCCCCGCTTGGTATTGGGCAAATGTCTACATATAAATTTTCAAAATATGGACTAAGAGAATATCTGGTATTTCCTAGCTTTCTTGGATCAGAATAAATCTCTAGTGGTACTATATACTCTTTAAAGCTTGTGCTGTTTACAACAACCGAGTTGTTAATTATATAGTGATCACCAAGTGGGGATATGTCATTGCTAAAGTATTCGGATTGATCAGATAGGGAGCTATTAGACATACCAAAGTTAAAGGTATTATATCCAGATACATTTGGCACATTGTTTTCATTAAATCCTAGTGTACCACCATTCTGTAAAAATCCACCAATTGGGGAAGTGCCATACAATAATTTATCATCACTATAGCCTACAACGTCTATTGGGTAATCGGGACTATTTGCATTTTTCTTAGCTATTACTTTAAGTTCAACGTAGTCTACATCAAAATAATCTTCATATTGATATTCTGAAAGTATAGCATCATTAAAACTTTTATTCCCGCCAAAGTTGAATGCTCCATCAGTATAGGTATTCATCCTATCCCGATTGGTTCCAAATCTCAAAACTAGTCTTCCACTATCGATACTAGGGGTAGAATAAATAAGATTAATATAATCTCCATAATCTACATTAGTGCTTTGTACTTTTTGAAGCAATGCATTAGATTGTAAATCGGTGGTATTTGTATAAATGCCATCTGGGGTTCTCCACACGCTGCTGGCTTCTGGATATATCTTATTATTGAAGTCAGTAAGTAATAATTGGTTAGGCAATACTATTTTTTTAGTACGCTCAGACTTTGATCTTACTTGGGTGAAAAAGTTTAGATAATTATCTTTCTGTATACCAACCCCGCCACTATTGCCAATTTCTAAGGCAGAGATATTTAAACCAATAAATGGATTTGGATTTAAAACATTTGAATTAATTATACATGTTTGTTCATATCCAGAATCAAAATTGACATTAAATGGAGAAGAACTACAATCATATGCAAAACTAGTTCTTAGTGTATATGGTCCAGAAATATCCATTGATGGATAATTTGCGTCCCAAGTTGGTAATAACAAATTATTTATTAGAGGTTTAGATATATAAGTGGTAAATTGTGACTCACCCTCTCCGCGAATAAGAATGTCTTCATATTGAATTATCAATTTTCCATTTGGGTCTTCAAACTTTATATCATATAGCCTATACTGTTCTGGCTTTTTGTTGATATAGCTACTGAAAGGTGCTGAAGCCCTAACTGCTAAATAACTTAACTTTGCGACAGAAAGAGGTGTTGTAACAGCAAATTTATATTCTATATCCCCGCTAGCAAAAACTCTATAAGTAAAGCCAAAAGATTGTGAATCATCTGATATAATAGAGCCAACTTTTCCATTGTCCACATAGTCTTGAGTGAAAACCCCGTCATCTATACTAGAGTAAATCGCAGTAGATCTTATAATATTATTCTCAATTTTATATACAGTTATATTTTGATTTGATGGTTTGCTTTTGAAAGATATATCTTGAATTGGATATAGTTTTTCAGAAGCCCTAAAGCTGGGTTTATATCCAGCGAACTTGTCTGGTTTCTTTGTCTTAAGACTTCCAGATCCAAATAGTTTTTGATTAATAGCTAGAAGTGCTGAAGTGTAAGATGATATATTTCCAACAGCTGATTGAGATAGATCTTTTTTTAGAGAAAAATCTACATTTTCTTTCGGAGCGATAGAACATACAGATGATAGTCTCGCTGAAAAATTTCGGTATACACTAACATTTTCTCTTAATGCAGATGTGGATGAAATTCTTGATGACGCACCATTGCTAACAGAGGAAATCTTAGCAGATAATTTACTATCTGAAAGCAATACAGTATTAGTATTTATAACGCATGAAGAACAAGTCATTATCTATTTCCTAAGACCTTACTATCTCTTTTTAGTTTTCCACCCTCTACTACTCTAAACTGTGACTCTATAGACTCAAATATCTTTGTTTGAACTTCGCCAGTAAGGGCTTTTAATAACCCTCCATCATTTAAGTTAACATTGACATTTGTAGAGTCTAATTTAATACTTATATTAATTCCTTTAAGTTTTTCTACGGCTGAAGATATTTCAGCACCAAACGTGGTAGCGAACTTTGATAATCCATCAAACATTCCAGAGAAGAATCCGCCACCGCCAGCTTGTCCACCTTCAGAAAAGTATTGAACCCTACCACCTCTTGCCATACCAACGGCACTACCATCTGAGCTAACAGCCCCTACGCTGTTATTGTTATTCATTGCGTGTAGCAGTTGTAAATTATTACCACGTTGGACTGCGCCTCTATTAACTACAAATTCACCCGGTGTTAACATGGCTGGAACAGTGTCAGTCCCTCTGGGTACAAATATACCACGACTTGCATATACAACGCCACCCCTAGACATTGCTCGTTGATTTTCTATTGCTTGAGCTTCTTTAGCTTTTTCATTGCCCCTTTCCATAGTTTTGTCAAATGTAACTTGTGCTGCTGTTAAATTAACAACGGATGTTTTTACTTGCATTTCTGCTATTTCTGTTCCAACTTGTCCAGTTTCTCCTAACATTCCGCCTAGCTCACGAAGCCTTGATTTACTAGCTTCTTCTTCGGCTGTTGTTCCAGCCATTACTTGTGCTGCTCTCATATCAGTTACACCTCTTGCTGATAGAGCAGAACCAGCGGCAGCTTCTGTTAAACCGCCGGGGCCAGCGAGTTGTTGACCATATAATTCTTGGACGCCAGCATCTTGTTGACGTTGAATATCTTGATATGCCATCCCAAGAGCATCAGCACCATAAAAGTTTTGTAATCTACTATCTCCGCTTGCTATAGCGGCAGTAGCACCAACAGCAGATTGTTTCTTAAAGAAATCTTCAACATCTCCCTTGATTAAAGACTCCATAGAATCTTTTTCAAGCTTGTTTTTCTCTTGAGTAATTTTAAGCTGCTCTTCTTCTAGTTTGATTAATCCTCTTATTGTATCAATTTGTGTCTTATAGGCTTTCTGTAAGTCTTTTTGAGTTTCATCAGCTTCTACGCCAGATTTTCCTGACATTCCACCCTTTTGACTTCTTTTGGCTTCTATAGCGGCAAAACTATTCTTAATTTCAGTATTTCTTTGTCTTAACTCTCCTATGCTGCCAGTTCTCATATTTGTTAGACCTAGCCTACCGCTTTCGGCATTAGACTTGGCTAATAAGTTGTTTCTTCTTTCTTGTCCGGTAACGGCTTTGCCACCATATTTACCTTGAATTTCACGACCCTCCATAGTCAAGTCAAGAGCTTCTTGCTGTGCTTGAACTAGATTTCTTTCAGCATCAATTCTCTTCTTAGTAAAGTCAATTAATACTTGTTCAGCTTTTGCTCTTTCGGCAGCAATTTTCTGAACATCTTCAAGCATTTTCTTTTGAGATTCAGATAGTTTATCTCCAAATACGCTTAAATCTCCAGCAAGTATTTTATCTACTTCTCCGGTATCTAATTCCATTCCTTCAATAACTGATTTTAGATTCTTTTTGGCATCTTCGGAAACATCTGGACCCATACCCTTAGTTAATTCTTCTGCAAATTTCTTTTTTAGATCGTCTGGACTTAAATTCTTAAAATCGGCATCAGACATTGACTTCTTAATATTATTGAAAGCTGTGTTATAACCGGCTTGAGCTTGAGTAAATGCGGCAACATTACCTTCAAATTTCTTAATATACTGCTCAGAAGATCCAAACTGTCTAAGATTATCTGATACACCCTTAACAGCATTCTGAATTTCTGCGGGGTCCATAGCTTGAGCAGAACTACTCATAGCTTGCTGTAAAAATTCAACATCATTTACGAATGCTGATCCACCAACCTCTAGACCGGCAGAAAAATTATTCATGTTAGCTGATAATGCGGTAGCAGTCGCAACCGCAGAACGCAAACCAAGATTCATAGCATTATACAATTCTTTTTGACGCTTAACCTCTTTCTCAATATTCTCTATTTCTTTATCTACTTGCTCCATTTGATCAGCTATTTGCTTGGCTTGAGCTATAGCAGCATCATAAGTTGTATCATCTCCAGATTTTGCAGCAGATTGAGCGGTTTTTAAAGCTTCTTCTCGCTGACTTCGAAGACTACCCATCGCTTGTGTTCTGATATCTTTTGCATTGCCACCCCTCGCTAAGCCAGATCTAATAGCAGCTTGCCTAGCAGGACTTTCAACATTAAAAGCTTCTTGTTGTTGTTTGGATGCATTATTAATTTGTTCTACATTTTGAGTGCTTAACTTATCATTTCTTTCTTTTGCCGAGTCAACATAACCTAAACTTAAATAGGCCATAGTTTCTCGACCATAGCTCAATGCCCCAGTAGATCTATTTTTACTATTTTCTTTTGCAAGTGAAGCTGCTCTTCCCACTTGAGATGCCGCTTCACCACTTTTAGCTCTAATCTTTGCTAGAGCATCAGAAGCAGATATGGTTCCATTTTTAAAATCATCCATAGCTTTAGCAGCTATTTTTTGAGCTTCATCTAAGGATTTTTGAGTCTTAACTGCTCCAGCTTGGGCTGCGGCTAATGCAACAGCACTAGCTCTAGTATTTCCACCAAATAAAACATTGATACCTTCTGTAAAATCGGGTGCAATATAAGCCAGTAACGTTCCTCCAAGATTTCCTATAGCTGCACCAATTAATGCTCCAAATGGACCACCAAAAAATGCACCAATACCAGCACCCATTGTACCATATAAAGCTCTAGTGCTATTAGCAGCTTCTAAATCATATTGTTGTCCAGCTAATTTAGAAGCTTCTTGTACTTTACCTTCTTCTGTCGCTTTCTTTAATTCTTTAGACTTATCATAAAAAGCACCAATCATAAAATTAAACGCTTTAGTTACAGCGTATGCAATGCCAACTATTAACAATAATGGTCCAGCAACAGCAACGGCGGCAGCTATAAATGGTGCCATCGCCGTCAATAATCCTGCCGCAGCCGTAAATGCTGCCGCAGCAAATCCAGTAGTTCCAGCAGCAGCTAATGTAGCAGAACCAGCTAATGTTAATGTTGCTGTGCTAGCAGCGGCACCGGCAGTACCCATCAAAAAACTAGCCGCTGTGGATGCCATAGAAGCAACTGTAGAAGCATTCAAAGTAATACCAAATGCAGATGCAGCAAAAGCTAAACCAGTTATAGTTGTTATAACTCCAAGAACACCATGAGACATTTGTGTAAGTAAGCTAGCATTTTCATCTAATGGTGGCAGCATAGACTGAATTGTTCCACTAACCATAGAAAGTCCCATTGCTACATTGCCAAAATCCATACCAGAAGCTTTAGAACTACTTACAGCTTCTGCTGCATCAGCTTTTGCTGCTTTATCTGAAGCGGCAGCTTCTGTCATATTAGACTGAGCAGCTTTTTGAGATGCTATTGCTTGGGCATTTGTTGCGGCAATTGCTTTTGCTTGAGATTGACTTAAACCATCACCTAGACCTTTGCCAAGGTCTTCTGCCGTTACTTGTCCTTTTTTAGCTTTATTTTCAAGAAGTGCTACATTTTTTTCCTGTTCAGTAGCAAAAGTTCTACCTAACGGTCCTGTTTCGCTTTTATATTGTCCAACCTTTGTTCTTGCCTTTGCATCCTCTGCTTCTGCCGTCATTGATGCTTCTCTTAAAACGCCGCTACTACTAGCTGGTATTCCTGTTCCACCTTTGCCAGCATTTAATTGCGCATCAGCGGCAGCTAATGCTTGACGATGAGCTTCTTCTGCTGATACTCCAGATTTTAAAGCTCTAGCTAATGCTTTATATGCAGCTGTTACTTCTTCTTCCATAAAGAGTAAGTCCTGCATCTCTTTAGTAAGTTTATCAAATGTGTCAGAATTCTTTTTCATCGAATCTTTGACTAAAGCTGCATCTTTAGGACTTAATTTGCCCATTATTGCATCTGTAACTCTTGCTCCACTAGCGGCTAAGTCGCCGGGGGCTTTAACTCCAGAACCAGAAGATCCAGCCGCAAAGTGTTGAACAACTCCACCATTCGCATATTTTCCAACCTTGTTCATCCTATTTAACGAACCATAACCAATACGCTGTGCAGACTTACGATTAACAACAAACTCACCGGGAGTTAATAGGGCGGGAACGGTATCAGTACCAACTCCACCGCCGGTAGCAAATTCACGGCGAGTTTCATAATCTCGCATAGATTTGCCCTGCCTTCTCATTGCATCAGATATTCTATTTTGTTTATCGGCTTGGGCTTTCTGAAATGCCCCATAAGCTGCCGATTGTGGCCTATAAGTTCCCATCCACTTTGGTAGTTTTACACTTCCCGGTCCACCAAAGTTAGTATAAATAAAATCTCCACGGGCATCTTTGGAGTTAAATAAAGCAATAGCGTCTTTCTCGCTTAATGCTGAATTGCCCTGTAATTCTCTCATCCCCTTAACAACGTCGGAGATTAAATATTTTTGTGTTCCTCTTTCTAATACTTCACCACCTTCTGCAAACTTTTGGATAAGTCCACCAAAATATCTTTTTTTAGCAGATCCAATAATAGATTGAATGAATGGCAAACTTTCTAGGGCAAGTTGACCAGAGACTTTAGATTTTAAAGCGTCCTCACCGGGACTAGTCAATAAACCTGTTGTTCCTAAACCAGCTGATGATTTTGTAATTTTAGCATCTATATAATCCATGCCAAGATTACCATAGATACTTCTAAACTTGCCAATACCTCTTGTGAAGTCAAATGGTCTTCTTGAATCTTGTCCAGATAGGGGTTTGCCAGCTAATGCTGAAATAGTATTTTCAAATAATTGACCACGAAAACCTTGGTCTAAAGTATTATAAAAAGATGATAATTTTTTCACCGATCCGGGTGGTGATGTTTTCATTACCTCTGTAGCGAATCTATTTGCAGATGTGTCAATAGCTGTTGAAATAGATTGATTAATTATATTAGCAAATTGAGATTCTTCATCTCTGCCAACACCCTCTATGGTAGCTCCAAATGCAAAATTTTTCTTACCCTTGAATAAACTTTGTATTGCCTCTAAAGAATTTTTTGGACCAAATTTAGAAGATAAACTATATCCAACGCCTCCTATAACTTGATTAATAACATCAGAATCTCTATCGATAGAAATATTAGAAGAAGCAGGTTGCGGTAGATAAGAAGTAGTGGCTATACCAACAGAAGATTCTCTTGAAAATCTAGGAGATTTAATGGAAGCGCGAGAGGATGATAAAACATCAGCCGTAGACATGCCCATTTGTTTTGCTTTTGTGATTCCACCAGCCGCATATCGATTTTCATTCATCGCTGCTAGTCTTCCAGCACCCATCTTGTTGACGCTACTTTTGCGTATAACAAATTCACCGGGAGCTAACATCGCAGGAACAGTATCTCCGTTCCCAGTACCGGGAACTAAACCACCTCTAGCAAACCCAAGAACTTTACCACCTTTATTATAAGTTCGTCCAGAAGCAGCACCACTCATCATGCCACCAAAAAAACCACCCAATCCTTTAGCTAATCTAAAAGTTGCTAAAGCAGCAAGCATTGGTAGTAGTGGTTTAATAGAATCTCCAATTTTGATTAAAGCTGAAGCTAATGATAGCGCAGTATTTGCCATTATCTGAAAAGTAGAAGTTTCAGTAATACTACGAATTAATGCCAAAAATTCTTCTTTGACTTTCATAATTCTAACAGCAAGTGCCGCCTGTGCCGATGCAGCATCTTGAGTTAAAGAATCGCCCGCTTTCATTGCGACATTAAGCGCAGACTGAGCAGTAGAGAATTGCTGTAATAGTGGAAGAACTTTACCAATTTGTCGGAATCCACCAAGCTCTTCAGCAATTCTAATAAATGTAACATCACCATCGCCAAGTCCAGCTAATGCCTCACTTAGCCTTTTAATGGCTTCGTATGGGCCAACAAACTTACCATCTAAGTCTGTTAGTTCAACACCAAACTGTTTTAAGTATTCAATGGTCTTTGGTCGCTGGATACGTGTGAAGATTGTACGTAAGCCAGTACCAATACTTTCAGCACTCTCTCGGGTTGTGGCTCTTACGCTAGTAAATAGTGCTAAAAGTTCATTAAGATTACCACCAGAAGATTTGAATACACCACCCGTTCTACGAACAACGTCAATTAAGTCACTGGCTTCTACGGCGAATGCACCGGCTACAGCGTTAATAGAACCAAGCTGCTTTTCTAATGCTCCAACGCCTTGACCAAATTGTGCTAAGATAGCAATAGCACCTTCTGCCGTTTCTGTTATGCTATCAAAGTTAGGGGCAAGAGCAGCTTTTGCTAACGTTCTTAATGCTGCCGATGTGTCTTCAGCACTTAAACCGGCTTGTGCTAAAATTGTAGAAACATTAAGTAAATCAGAAGATGCAACACCAAATCCAGTAGACAAATCAGTAATTTGCTTAGTTAGTCCACGAAGCTGACCTATGCTTTTTCCAGTGACCTGAGAGACTTTAATCAATTGCCTCTCAAAGTCAATGGATGCTTGAACAGCATCACCAAGAGTACTGGTGAATAAGCCAACCGCCCGCGTGGCAATAGAAAAGGCAGCAAAACGCCTAATAGATAGAGCAAATGCTTTACCCATGCGTTCTGCTGCTGTTGTTGCTTGATTAGTTGCTTGAGCTACTTGCTGAATTTGTTTTTGAGCTTGTCCAGCATTCTGGACTTGTATGTTAACACTAACGCCATTTAACTGGGTTTGTATTTGTTGTACAACTTGCTTAACATTATTCGGGGCTTGTAGCTGTAATTGTGCGGTCAGTACGAATTTGGACATAATTCTCCTTTACTGATGCCACACAACTCTATCTCATTCACTATCCGTTGCTGTTGACTTCTTTTTCTTAGCGGGTTTTTCTGTTTCTTCTACTTTTACTTCTTTATCCTCGTCGTCTACATATGTTACGGTAGGGACATAATTGCCATTTTCATCAAGAACATTGCCATCTTTATCTACTCTCTTGCCTTCATCATTAAGCCAATATCCTTGCTTATCTATTCTCTTACCGTCTGTATCTACTGTTTCGCCCTTATCATTTACCAAGCTTAGATTATCATCCACAAAATGGAACATTTTAAGGAATTTGTTTTCTGGCAGTTTGGCCTCAAAATCCTTATCTACAGAATACATCATGGATGCTAGACTAGAAGCTGCGCTAAAAGCGATCTGATCATCAGATCTTTCCTTATAGTCATCTAGATCATTATACACTTTCTGACCATTTTCATAATAAGTGCAACTAGCAACAAGGTAGTCAAATCTTACGTTATCAGAAATGGATTCTGCGGTATTTTGCTCAAGGCTCATTTTCTCAGCAATTAAGTCTCTAAGCTCATTTCTCTTAATTCTCATCTGAATAGCAATGTTTTTGCCTTCAGAAGCCTTAAGCTTTTTCCCTGCATTTCCACTCACATATAGACTTCTTTCAAGATTTGCAATCTCTTGAATTACCTTCTTTTGTTCTTCGTCTTTGCCTTCGTCCCAAATACCTTGTTCTTTCATAAACTTTTCTAGTTCCTTTTTAGTCATAATCCCATCACGAACGCAATCAGTCCAAGCTTTGGCTCCGACTCTTTGCGCCTGAGAAATTACTGAACTACTTGGGCGTTTTACAACTATTTTAGTTGTTTCTTCTTTACCATCTCTTGTAGTTTTAACATCAACGATCTTTTCCTTATCCTGCGACATGGTTTCCTCCAGTTATTAGTTATTAGGATTGATTACGGGTATTTTCATTTGATATCTTGTCCACTCAACTTCATATTGAGCCAATTCTGCGTCAATATTTCTTGCTTGATTATTTCCTCGGTCAAGTATTTCTGACCTTACTTTATTGTATAAGCTCTTCATGACTTCTTGATCTTTTGATAAGGGTTCTCCAGATTCATTAGTCCACAAAAAACTAAAATTTTCTTCTAAAGTACTCAAAGCACCAATCATAGTAGTCTGTATTTTCTTTTTAAGAATTTTGGACAACCTATCTTTTGAGTCGGCTTTGTATTTTGATTCTCTAACCTTTTTATAGTCTGGTTCCATATTTATCCTCCTATTTTCCTCTGTTTTGATTATTAGCCATGGCCTGTATGTTTCTTCTTTGATCCGGTAGATTTTGCTCGTCTAAAGATCCATAACGATCAAGGGCGAGTTTTCTTTGGTGCTTTATCATCTTAGCATTCATGTCATTCATATCATTAATTTTTTCTGCTTTTTCTTTGCTGGCAACAACAAATACCTCTGGTGCATTCTTAATTTTTTCGTTTTTAGTGCTATTTTCGAATTCTTTTTCTACCCTGTCCTTCTCTCTCTTCTTATGCTGAATAATAAACCAACCGTCTAGCATATCGTCATCTTCTATAACTTCTTTGTTTGGACATTCCATAGACTCTTGAATATTATCATACATTTGTGACCAAATTAAAATATTCTTTTGGTTATAAGTTAATTCGGTATTTGGCGGATTTGCAAAAAGTGTAAAGCCAGAACTTTCTCTAGTGACCCATAACGATTTCCAAGGGTCATTTCTAGCTAATTCTCTAGATTTACTTTCTGAAATAAAGTGCGACTGCCATTCATCTACAACGTATTGCAACGACAATTCTTCAAAATTATAGAGCTTACCATTGAAGTATGTCGTATTTTTTATTATCCAAGCTAACCTTTCAGAAGAAGCAATGCCTTCGCAAGTATTTTGATGATATATATACTTTTTATTTAGGTGAGATGTTATTTGAGCTTCGCCCGCCCGTATATATTTTCTTAAATTACTAGCTAGCATAGCATTATCTCTAGCGTTGTAGATTTCTACTTTTAGTCTTTCAATGTCTTTTTTGAGTCCTTCCTCCTTCTTATCATCGTGCAGTGTCCAAAGTTCATTTTCCATCATCCATTGATCCATATCCTCTTCTGTCATTATTTCTTCAGAATATGCTTTATCGTAGGCTTTCTGATATACTTGGCAAGATTTGAAAGATTGATCAAGTGTTAGTGGGTATATTTCTAAATCTATATCCTTATGACTTATGAATACTTTGCCAGACCTTATCATAGAAACGAAAAACTCCCGCTCATGATGCTTCATACAGCTTTCTCACAAGCGGGAGTTTCATTTTGTTTCCTTAAAAATCCTAAAAATAAATACTATTGATTATTGACCATTATAGAAAAATCCACCAAAATCAGTTGCTGCAACATTTGCTGGATCATTTGGATGAAGAACACTTAGGGAGTTATATGTACTATAACTATAAGTTACAGTAGCATTACCACCGCCAGCGTCACCGCCAGTATAATTAATAGATGATAGTCTATTTTTACTACCAAGGTCTATTATGGTTCCATCATGTAAAACAATTCTAATTCTTTCATTCTTAGTATTGTTGCCATAATTTGCTTGACCAACATTAAATTGACCATTAGGATCTCCCGGCGGATTGGCCTTTAGACCTTCTTCTAAAGCTTGAACAAAGTCTCCAGAAGTTGTTATTGCTTCAATTTCACAAGTAACTTCTACTGGGAAGTTGGCATAACGAGTATATGGAGCTTTTCTTCCAAGTTCTTGAACACTTTCTCTATTAAGAGAGCAACTGATATTAACATTCTGAAGATGCACAAGTGGTACGCCTGTGACATTTAGTGTAGTTGACCAAGCGTTACCGGGACTAGTATTCTGCCTAACACCGTTGATTGACTGTGGTAGAATAGACTTATTTAACGCAACGTTTTCTCTTCTTTGTACACCGCCTCTAAAAGCTGTACTATTAAAATTACCCGGCCCATCTTCAAACGGAGCCGCAGGAGCATTGCCAGAAGTTAACTGTCGAGCTAAAGTTGGATTAAACTTACTTGGAGTCAAATTCCACTGCTTGTGATTACCAACAAGTGTGAGAGATTCGGTCGCATTGCCATCTACAGGGATTGTATATCCAATACTACTAATATACATACCACTCATCAAAACTTCTACTGTGTCATTAGTGGCTGTATTACCATCCCCAATATGAGAAACTGTATCAGAATAAATACCTAAAATAGCATTGCAACGCTGTTTGGTTCTTGCTACAAGAGCTGCTTTAGCGGCTGGAGTTGTTAACGAGTTGTCAGCTTGAACAGCAGTAGATGCCACATGATACATTAAGGGGTAACCATCAAGAACCTTTTCTAAGGTGACTTCAATATCGGGTACGCCTTCAATATTTTCATAAATGTGGATTTGACCGAGTTCAAAGACTTGTTCTAGATTGAATGTTGTGTTGATGCCAACGCTCTGAACGCCGTGTAATATCTGTACACCTTGACTATGTTTTGCATTCGAATTAGTTGGATTTACAGTTGAAAGTGTTGTCACGCCAGTAGCAGTGACAGAATTTAGTGGCTCAAGTGCTACAGCCTGACAAGCGTAGAAAATTCTAGCATTATTTGAAAGTGGCATAATTCTCTCCTATTTTAAGATGGTAAGCTCTAGTTAGTTATACACTAAAATTATACTGATGTTTCGATTGTTTCAAGGGTCATCCTAACAATGCCAGCGTAAAAATTACTATTTATTAACTTCATGTTCTGAACGTTAGAATTTTTCAATCTTAAGTTTCCACGATAGTAGTTTTCTATTAAATCTGGATATCGTAAAGCTCCAGACACTGGAAAACCGTTATAATCTAGGGGAAATGCTCCACTTCTGGCAATAGAGTTACTATCAAACATATATATGGTTTTATCGTTTTGTAATGAGATAATATCTACTAATTTATTACGAGTATATTCATCTTCAGCTAAACAGTGGAATAAAACGTCAGTATCTACCCATTGACCGCCTCCTAATTGATAACCCTTCATTGTGCGTCTTGGAACAATTTCAATAGCTATGGATGGTAATTGGATTCTAGCTTCTGTTGGTAGATCATATTTACCCTTATTGAGATTATTGAAGTCTTCGCCCAAGTTTAGGGATGAATACTGAATTTCTGCCAACCAAGGTAAACTATTAGCATATACCACATTGATATATCTATAACTATATTCCGCTTTTACTATGCTATTTGTAGGAATAGAATTATTAAATATAATACGCCCATTGAAATAATCAACCTTATGAGCATATGTTCCACTAGTACTGGATGGATAAAAAGTATTATTTACGTATACTCCAGAAATTCCCGGTTTAGCATTATTAGTACCAATAATTGGCGGTGGTGAATATGAAACTCCGCTTTGCCAAATCCAGTTTTTCCTAAATCCCTCCCAAGCTTTGCCACTTGGAAAAGACGGGTTGGAAGATAATCTTAATTTACTATAGTCTATACCCTCTGGAGATAATTCTCCTAAAGAGACATTCATGTAGTTGCCTTTTTCTAAAAGCGACCACTCCAAGAATTCAACTATGTTGTCTTGTAATTCATTATTTAGCGTAGTATCAAATACGCTATCAAATCCTTTTAGGTTTAAATAGTTCATTATGTACCTAATATTTTTTGAAGAATGTTAGCTATTTCTTTTTCTTGAGATGAGCCAACTAAAGAGCGAGTAACAAAATTATTATCTGAAGTTCCAGAAAACTCAGGTGGAACTCTGAATGATCCTCCAGATTTCATGTTGCCAAGTTTTGATCTGCCTAAACCAGTTTGGGGATTGTATTCATATCCAACTATTATAACTTGATCACCTTTGTTGAGTAACCAATCTAGCCAATGTAAATCTCCATCTCTATATACGGAATGACCTTGTGGCAAACTCAATAAATTAGAGAAATCATCGGGCTGAATATTTATTTCAATACCGCCATTTTTGAGTTTGTTATTATATGGAACTATTGATACGGAGCATGAATTTACAATAGATGTTATTATAGTATTAACTATAGTAGATGGTGAGATTGTTATACCAAACTGGCCTACTAATGACTGAGTATTACCAGACAATAAGGATTGCATTTCGGGTTGATTTGATATCCAAGATGGAATTAGTAGTTTAATACTATTTAGAATTTTTGAAGCATTTGATTTCATTGAAGAATTAAATTGAGTAGCCAAAGCAGATAGTATATTATTTTCTATCTGATCAACTGGCTCAAGTAATTTCAATGTTATCGTCATACTCTATTCCAAAGGCAAGAAAAATACCTATTTTGCCTAAGTCCCATTGGTATATGCTCCCCCATTCTCTCAAATCTCATTTCTTTATAGTCCTGTATATCCTTGTGAACTATGAGTGCTTTGGCTTTTAGTATTTGTGGTAAGTCTTTCATAAAACCAATAGTCTGTATAACATTATTTGGAACTTGTATATCACCAGCAACGTTAATCCACTCTTTTGGATTCCAATAAACTTTTAATTTGATTTCTGTAAGTACTTCTACTTCTCTTATAATTTTATTGCCTCGCTCATAATCTGGATTATTCAGACGATGAACATTTATAGAATTTTTTTCTGGAATATTATTGTTTGGATTATATACAGTTTCTTCTATTCTATTAGTAGACACAAGTTTGCACATTACGCCAAAAATATCGAAGGTAGAATCTATTACGTCATAATATTTGGCAAAAACGCTCTCTGGCACATTTACTGGCATAAGTCACCTATATTGTTAAATTGATAGCGTTTAGTTCTTCTGGTGTCGTAGACTCATTAATAGATTGTTTTAGTGTAGCGTATGAATTGCTTAAGGTTGCTCTGGCTTGACCATATTGTAACATTAATTGAGTAAATTCTGGTAATGATAATCCATGAGAATTACCTTCGGTATCAACTATATATGATGGATCAGTAAGCCCAATATTGTTGGCTTCTTTAGCTAATGTGAATGCACCGGTTAATAATGTAATATCTTGAATATCTATTCCAAGTTTATATCCAGCTTGGGTTGTCCAGCCAGCTTTGACAGTTTCGGCCCAAACTATATCTAATTGTTTAAGTTTTTCTGATTTAAGTTTTTTTAAAGGCCAATTGTTTAGTATTTCATTTATTGCTTCCAGTTGCAATTCTGTTGGCTGATCAACATACATGACGGAGGTAGAACCATTTGATTCTGATACCCCAGCTATTGGAAGCACGTTATTTATCTCTTGAACTAATTTATATAACATGTTTATAACCTATTGATATGAAGTGGCATTGTATCCAACTGCTCCGACATACGCATTAGTGCCTATTGTTGGAGAAACTCCGATTGTAACTCGCTCTACCGCTAATAATTCTAAATAGCCAGTTAATTCCGTTGTCATGCCAGCATGAGCTACAGTCTTAATAAAATCAGTATAGTCACCGTCTATATAAAAGCCTTGACCAATGGCATTAATTTTAGAATTAGAATCATAAAATATTTCTGCACCATCAAAAATATTGTTGTTTCCTATAGTATATTCAGAATAAGGCTGGTCTAATAAAATTAATTGATATGATGATCTAGCTCCCGGCAATTCAACAAGTAAATTAATATTAGCATCGATCATTTCTGGCAATCCATGTAAAAATCTTATAGTAGGCACTAGGCCGGTGTTAACAATGGTATAGTCGTATGAAGGGGTGAGTGACCAGTTATGACCATGTGTTACTGTCATACTTAATCTTTTAACTCTATTATAAGCATTAAATACTAATCTACGACTATAATCATTATAAAAGTTGGAACTAATCTTTCGTACACTTCCTAGATATCTTCTAGTTTTATCATTGATTTTACAATAAACCCCATCTTGTAATGATATTTCAGTACCTCTAGATGTATTGTTACTCCACGCAATGCTTTCAAATGAAAGTGTGCTTCCATTTAGATAAGCAAAAATATCATAGTTTGTGTTAGCATTAACAGAGGTCGCATTCAACGCCAATGTACTAGAGAATTGTTTTTCTTCCCAAGTAGATCCATTGAAAAGAGAGATTATATTGCCAAGATATGGATGTAAATATATAGTTGTAGAAACTCCTTCAGCGAGTGGGTCAGTTGTGGATGTTGATATTCTAAACTGAGATAATAGAGTAAAATTTATTGTATTATAATCACCATACAGACTAGATAAATCTGGTATATCTTCTACTGTTAGTGGTCTAAAATTTGGATAGGCTGGATCACAGGGTGGAGAACAACCGCTAGGAGGGCCAGCAAAAAAAGTGCCAGCATTTTGTTTTTTTAACAATATATTTTGATTAACAATACCACTCAACTGTATTACAGAGGCAGAGTAAGTATCTGTTTGGTTCATTTCAAAATGAGTAAGTTGTAAACCACCAGAATAAGATGACAATCCATTATTACCAGATGGAAAGTATATGCCAGAATTACCAACAATAAAGCCAGATGCTTTTATGTTTGAAGCGGAACTTGAACCACCAATATCAATTGATGCTGTAGGATTATTTTTATTTATACCGATACGCCCATTGCCAGAATCTACTACAAACTTATTGCTGTAAGATAGAGAATTAGAAGAAGTCCAAAATGGTAATCCGCTATTTTGAGGAACCGCAGACAAACCGGATGTATTAAATACAGCATTGGTAGCTGGATAATTTACATAAATTTCTTTTAATCCTTCTGGAAAATTTACTAAGTTATTACTATTTGTACTTTTGACAGGAAATCTTTTAATTTGATTGCTAGAAGATATGTAAAGCCCAGAGCCTATTTCATAATTAGTACCGTCAGTTATAGCATAAAATAATTCATCATTGTTAGAATATACAGATGAGAATGTAGAAAAACCCTTAACAGCACCGCCAAGAGCGATGTTGTTAGTACCTATAGTGTAGGATATTTCTTTTATTCTATCGTATATATTTATCATTATAGTACTGTTACTGTAACTGGCGGATTGCCGGAACCAAGCGGCTCTGTACCATAGATAACTAAGTCATTTACCTTGGCATTGCAGAACTGACCACCATCATCCATAACATAAAATGTAATTGACTGAGTTCCATCTGCTCTAGTTAGTCTCTTAGATAAGCCTACAGTATTTTTCTGGAAGAATGCATTATCATTAGTACTACTGGCATTGCTGTTACCGACAGCAACATAATTATTATCCTTTAAAACACCAGAGTGAATAATAACAAGAAAGTGTCCAGCACTCTCTTTTATTAATCCAGAAACATTATAAGCATCATTAACAACTGGTATTGCTCCGCTTGCATCAAAATTTATCCAAGCTTTGGCAACACCTCTAGCAGAATTAAGAACTGATTTATCTTTTAGGAAAGTAAATTGTGTGCCACTTCCAACATTAATTGTTTCTTTAGTGGGATCTGTAGAATAGGCAAACTGTAAGCCTTTACCATTAGTAGATTGAATAATAGAATTACCGCTAGAATTTATCCAATTATTTCCAATTCCTAGATTGCCTCTCAATGCTCTTATGCCACTAACTGGAATATATTGAAAATGTGGATCTCCAATGTCTCTACCAATTAAATCATTGTGGCTTATGGACTGAGGGCCGGGATATGGAACAAGTTGTAAACCACCCGGAAATTTAACACCAGACTCAACAATTAATTGTCCGGTATTATCATTACCGTCTGTTTTCTTTATTGTTACGTTCTTTACAAATGGAGTTTGAGTCAAATCTCCACTTGCTACTATAGAAACAATAGAATCAACTGTGTCAATAATACTGTTTCTCACATCGGCGGCAGATATTTGTCCAGCATTGTTGTCTGGAATTGCGAGATTTATACGACTAACTAATTCACCACTATTTCTAACTGGCATTGTAATCCTCCATTAATATCTAAAATAGCCGCCTCTAGAGTCATAATCACCGTGGGTTCTAACAACGTAGTCACTAGCTGGACTATAGGGACCAAGAATAGCATGTCCAACTATGCTACCACCAGCACGGTAATCTAGTAGTAGTTTAGCATATTTATCAGAGAGATCTCTGTATAGAACTGACAGGGTAGAGGCTACTCCCCTTAAGTCTATAGCAGAGGGTCCGTCTTTGATAGAGATTGCATTTGAAGCTTCGGTCTTTAACTCACTTCCGACTATAATACAGGCTGTTTTTAAAGCAGTTAAATTAATAAATGCGTTATCTTTTATATCACCAATAGTGGGATCTGGAGATAGTTGACCATTAGCAATGTCTATAGAATAGGAATTAGGAAAATCTGTTTCTATAGTTAGCATTTGTGCGCTAACAAGAACGGATGTTTCTATCCTGTCATCAGAATATTTGTAATTAGATGGTTCTAGGTCATTGATTAAATGCCTGACCATTAACGGTATCTGGCTTCTCCAAGACATAAAAAGTCCCCGTTTTTGTTTTTAGGCTTCTCTATGTAATATACACTAAAACTAGATAGTATCTAGATCTTCGTCATTATCTGGGACCGGCTCATTTGCTAGTAATTTGCGAGACTTTTTAATGGCTCGACCCACTAATAACTTACCTAAAGCATCCATAAATGGAAGACCCCTTCTACTAGCTTCTTCACGAAGCCATCCAACAATAGTGTCTATATTTTGCTCACACCAATCATTGTTCTTTTCATTCATTTCTAGGGCATGGGCCTTACATGAACAACTATCAGTCATCTGAATTCCAACACTTTTAATCATTTTAGACAAAATAGTGCCGGGGTGATTGGGGTACTCTTCCAGAGTTTTTGCGTACAAAGATCGTATGTATGAAGCCGGGTTATCTCCAAGCAAAGTCAATATTTTTTGCTCCGCTTGAGATTTAGTCCAATCGCCTATTAAGTCATAATCTGAACCGCTCCATATAGTTATATTTACCGGTAGAGATATGATTTGTGCAGAAATTCTTTTATAAAGTGGATTATCAGTAAAAACAAAATTTAGTTCATTTAAATGAACTTCTGGGGGATGAATCACCCTGCCAGAATTGTCTGAGTATGGGGGTGGTTGTATAGTAATTGTATTTGGTAGTATCATGTTTAGTCCTTTCCTAATTTATTATTGATCTTCATCTGAGGGATAAATAAATACATCTAAGTTATTACCATTTGCTTGTAAATATATATCTATATTTATGGGATCTGGGTAAGTAGAGCCATATTGAAAATTATTTTGTATTGTTTGAGATATTGCATTTATGACTCTATTATCTGTACTACTATTAGAAGAATTAACACTATATACTAAAACTTTAGATGTTTCTGATATTGGTGGAATAGATATTCTATTTAAAGAAAATCGATAGTATTGATAGCCAGCATTAGAATTAAATATTGCATATACATTGATATTGTCATAAATAGTGTCGCTATCAACATTACCGTTGCAATCAACAAAGTTACTAATTGTACACCCGCATAATGGGTTATCACTAAATACTGCTGAAGAGTATGTAGCATCTGGAAGACTTACATAACTTGAACAATTATTGGGTCGGCAAGAATATACAAACTCTACATCTGCTAGCATTGGTATCTTTGGTTCATAAAACGGAGCTTCTGGATATGTTGGATCTGTATAGTATCCTTCATATCCTATAAATATGTCAGGACCGATAAATCTAGATACATTATTCCATCCCAACCCTAGAGCAGAAACCCTATAACCAAAACCAAACTCTGGTATGCCACTACAGACTTCATCACCAATAAGTTCTATATCATTTCCGGCAGTATTTATATAGCCATAATTTTTATCATTTCCATAAATTCCATGTGATACTCTATCTACAACAACCCAATCTTGATATGGTTTTCTATAGCGTATGGGTAGTGTGAATCCAACAGCAGCCCTATGTCCAGTTCCAACTACGCTATCATTTACTGGAGATAGGTGAAGTGTCATAAGAAATTTGGCGGGAAAAGCATATGTCGAAGAAAGATTTGATCCATCAGCATAGAAGTATTCTCTATATTTACTATCACCAAGCGTAAATTCTTGAAAACTTATAGTATATGGATTTGTAGTACTATCCGTAGTATTTAATCTCCAATCTAGATTACTACCAAATTTATCAAATACGTATACACCGCTAAATACTGGGTCGTTAGGTATTGTAATTTTTATTCTATTGGAAAGATTGACGGGCTGATAGTCACTATCGTAAGGGCATATTTTTCCAGATGCTGATGGGGGTGCATAATTGATTACATTTGGATATATATATGGATTATGAGGAACATCAACAGAATTTGTTCTTGAAAGATTGTATGGTGGATAATAAGTTTTACCGCAATCACTACTTGAGTTTGAAAAATAATTATTACTAGGATTGTCCCAACAGCATAGAAATGGATCTTGAGAAGAACACTTTAAATAAAGTACTCCAGAATTAGTATTGTCAGTAGATAATTTATTTGTCCATGAAGACAGTGTGCTTTCGCTTATACCGGGAAGCACATTCCCAACCACTTTGGATATTGTATAGTAATTTGGTTTAGTAATATTTCCAAAATAGCCATCACTTGGTGGTAATTTTAAACCATAAACATCGCTTTGCGTCTTTAATAATAATGCTGCCGCGATACTATCAGTGGGTTTGAACAGAGATATATCATAATTTTGACTATTTATTTGGGGTGCGATAAAATTGTTTGGAATTTCAAATATGCCTCCAGAAACTTTGATTAAATATTGATAATTAACTTGTTCTTGACCCACTGGTAGTGTTAATACTTGAGGGGAGCTAAACATAGTGATATGTAGGGGATGGTTTGTATCGCCTCTTAATATTGGTCTTAAACTAACTTGCCACTTACCAGTAGTTGTATCATAATATCTATTTCCTACATTACTGCACGGCTGCAATATTGTACTATTTACATAGTTTATATTATCAAGATAGTTTGTTCCACCAAGATATATATCAAATAATAATGCTCCACTTGAAGTAGTAAACTCTACGGCGTTGGTAAATGGATACTTTCCAACTAAATAGTTATCTGTGCATGTAGATGGATCTACGGTAGTAGTAGTGCTAGTTGAGGTTGAAGTACTAGTAGAGGTACTTGTACTGGTAGAAGTTGAAGTCGAAGTGCTAGTTGTGGTTGTAGTGGGACATACATAGTCGCTAGTTCTAGCACTCCCATCTCCAGTAGAATTTGCTGTTACACAAGTTGGAGCAATATCGCTCTGAGTGGCGTAAGAATAATATCCGGGGGAATTAACTCCTCCTTTTATCGGGCTGTAGTATGCCGCCTTATACCATTCATTTTCTGTGGGAATATGGTATTTGGCGTTTATATTTTTTGCTACAGAATCTCCGTTAACTCTCCCGTTAAGGGGATATGCTCCATTTTCTGTTGTGGTACTATCTTGAGGTCCAGATAACTTACCATTATGAAGCCAATTGCAATATCTTGCACAATTAAACCATGTAACATGAACAGCAGGCTTATTGCCCATATCAGTTTTAAAACTATACCTCCAACTACCAGCAATACCATTTCTATATATACCACCTCTAGGATCATCTGACATATCTGAGTTGTAGATATCATAAGTATCATTAGTGCCTACAGCATTCAAAAACTCAACATATTCACAATTGGTTACAGTATATTTTCCTATACTATAAATATAGTTTACAGCTCCATAACCTGTAATATCATTATTATTATCAGTATTTGCTATAGTAACAAAATTAGGTAAATTTAAAGGGTTAGGAGTAGAGAAGGAGCTTGCAATGCGAAAACCGATGTCGCTTTGCTTGAAATAAGGATCGTCCACGTTCCTACTGGATGATGTCAAGTAGAACGCATTAAGATTCCAGCTGCCGCCGCGAAGATAAATATTAATATTTCCGTAACGACCTGTCGTATTACCAAGTGTATCGGTCCACTGCCACACATTACCACCTTGGTCGAATGTACCATAATAACTAGAACGACCATTACTTCCAACAGTAGTAACATTACCATTAAGAATATTCCAATCAGCACAACTATTAAAATTTGCAGAATTTAAATTGGGTACAGCAGTGGTGCTAGTCGAGGTGCTAGTACTAGTAGAAGTAGAAGTGCTAGTCGAGGTACTGGTGCTAGTCGAGGTACTGGTGCTAGTCGAGGTACTGGTGCTAGTGGATGTACTGGTGCTAGTGGATGTGCTGGTGCTAGTAGTAGTTGGTACTGGAGTAGGAAATACAAGTCCTCGCTCAGTTATACATGGAACAGTAATAGTGTTAATTGATGGATTTAAAGTTATTATTGGATTTGAACAACATTCTGGAGTTTCAATGTTGCACAAACTTTTAACAGATACTGCAAACTTTTTATCAGATCCAGATGTAATTAATACTGGTATGAATATAACATTTTCATTTAATGATGCAATATTTATAAATCCAAAATTTTCATTTGTAATATAATCATATATAGAAAGTTGTACATTATCTTGAATGAGTGGTAATGATCCATCACCCCAATATATCTCAAATCCAATAATATTGTTACTAAAGTTTTGCTTTTTAGAGGTGGTTACAAATCTCTTTCCATTATTTACTACACAATCAATACTATGAACTAACTCTAAGTCCGTAAAGCCGCTGTTATGCAAAGCTCTTAGTCCAAATCCATTTTTATTGTATTTGGTTCCAACCGGAATAGATATTGATCCGCATATACAGCTCATTTTAACAAATCTTTCAAGATTGTAATTAATTTTTGATACTTATGTGGTCTATACTTGGAGGCAACTTCAAATGCATTCAACAAGTCATTTTTGCTTATAAGATTTACATTAATATCATCTAATATATTGCACTTGACTGTCCCGTTTATTAATGAATAATAATCAATTTCGTTAAGAATGTTAGATATAAAGTCAATACTCATATCATTGCCCACAATAACTTTCAGTCTAAAGCTTGAATCTTTATATTTGTACATCTTTTGAAGATTTTCTTCTTCGTATCCAAAGTTAACAAGAATGTCTATTATTTTACTTATGTTTTCATCAGATGCTTCATAAACAAAATCTAAATCTCTAGGATTATCATTTATATGATACATCTTCAGTGCATATCCACCAACTAATACCATGTTAACACCGCTATTAATCATTTCTTCTATTATTTTTTTTGTAGTTATCTCTTGGGTAGCACCGAATAGTTCATTTTGTGGCAAAGTTACAGATGCAAAATTAGAAATAATATATGGAGGCTCACATAGTCCTTCGGATGGGCAACAACCATTTTGTGGGTCGTAACTCCATCCTATTGCACAGCATATGGGTTTGCCGTCTGGCGTAACTCCAACCTGCGCCATTTTGGCTATTGCGCACGGATCAATTGGTGGCTCAGTAGTAGTAGCAACTGGAGTTGTGGTAGCTTGAGGGGTAGTTGTAATATTGGGAGTAGTGGTAGTTGGTGCTACCGTGGTGGTAGTTGGTGCTACAGTAGTGGTAGTTGGTGCTACAGTAGTGGTAGTTGGTGCTACAGTAGTGGTAGTTGGTGCTAC